ACCGTCGACCTCTCCCACGAACTCGCCGAAGCTGGAAAGGATCCGTTCTGCAACGCGGGTCTCGCCGACGGACGTGGTCGTATCGTCGACCTCGAGATCGCAGATCCGGTGCAAGACGTCACGTACCAAGTGAACGGGGTCGACGTCTCCGACTTCGTCCTACCCGCGTGGATGGACCCTGAGAACACCAAGGGTCCGTACGATTATGTCGGCAGGCTCGCGATGGCGTTCTCGAAGACCGACGGCGGCTACTACCAGTTCGTCGATGCGAACGGACAAAGGCAGCAGCTCGGGAAGAAACCGGCGCGGCGCATGAAGTCTGTGCGCTCGGCGAGGCGTTCTGCTCGAACAGATGTGTGCTTTTTTGACGACGGGCGGGCGTACACGCTGTCGTCGGCAAAGGCTTGTTCATGAGCCAGCCACAGACTTTCACCCGCGAAGAAGTCCTCGAAGCGATTCGCAAGGTTGAACTGCGTACTGGATACCATATTCTCGCGCACTTCGTCGACGTCGAGCCGCGCCTGAGTCACCAGTATCGTCCAAGATCGCCGTCAACGTTCACGCAACAAGTCGCTGCGGTGAAACGCTCGCCGAGCGGAACGATGCCTGCGGTGCGCATTCCCGACACTGATCCGTGCCCGAAAGACGAGGACTGATGCCTCTCCTTCTCTTGGCGATTGCCGCTGTCGCCGTGGCCGTCTACGCCGTCGCGAAGATGCCTCTGCCTGTCCCTCCAGCGCCCGTACCGCCTGCACCAAAGCCTGCTCCGGCTGCACCAAGGCCCACAGTCGCGTCCGTGTCGGCCGCTTGGCCCGGGTACGTCGTGCTCGACATCGCGAAGTACAAGACCCTCTACGATCCGCCTCCGTCGAACGCGCCGTTCGCCGCGGTGGGCGCCGAGCCGTTCGTGGCGATGAAGGCCGATTCGGCAGGGGTCGGGACCGTACCAGCGTTTCTTGCTGCGCAGCTCGCTGCGAAGCGCCACGTGTGGATGGGGCCCTCAGAACTCGATCCAACTGCCTCGAAGCCGGAGAGAGTACTTCCGCTCTACGTCGGCACGTCACCGCCCGCGGGGTTCACCGAAATCTTCGCGTCGTGATCTGCTTCGGGATCAGGTGCCTCCAGTGCAGCACGGCTTGCGCGCAGGAACTGAAGACGGCCGAACAGGTTCGCCTCGCGAAAGAGGATCCGGTCCTCGGCCTGAAGTCCTTCTCGAAGGAGAAACAGAAAGAGCTGATGGACTACTACTTCGAGCACAGCGAGAAGGGGCATGACGTCGAGCCGCTGATCATGGAAGTTCTTCCGATCGCCGAGGCGTAGGGGTAGCATTCGGAGCATGCGTGTCGTCATTCACTTGACAAAGTCCTACGACTGGGAGCCGCTTCAGACAGGCATCGAGCCGACGGAGAAGGATAAGGCCGCACTCCGCGTCAAGCCGGGATCGGATGGCCGTTGGCTCATGCGCATCACCAAGATCGGGGACACGCACACGACGCTCATGCTCACGGAGAGCGAGCTGATCCGTCACACGATGTTCCGAAAGGTTCGCTTCGGCGAGACGATGACGCGAAGGGAAGCTCTCGCAAGTTGGACGCGTGAGAATATGCGACATCACGCACACCCCCAGTGGTTCAAGGACATCGAGATCCATGACGACGGTCCGAGCGAAGAGCTTTTCCTTGCCTATGTCGCGCGGCACACGGAAGCGGGGCACCTCGAAAGCGAAGACGTCGGCGAGATGGTCAAGGCGTACACCGAGCACGCGACGCCCGAACATCTCAAGGCGTCGTTCAAAGTAGGTGAGCCGTGACCACCGATGTTCAGCGAGCGATCCGACGCGCTAGCAGACGTACGAAGTCGCCTGAAACCTACTCGTGCTTTCTCTCCGTAATCACGCCTCGTCGAGGACCGAAACGGCGCGGCGTCTACCGACACAATCTGACGACCGACGCCGCGGTTGGATACACGAACCGGCGCGACTGGCAAGCGAAGGCGATGGGGCTCGGCCCCAGTTTTACTTTCGCAACCGCGACGGGGGCAGCGACGGCGGCAACAGCAACGTCGCTCACCAACTCCGGTGCGGCATTTCCTACGGCAGGACAGGCGCTCGCTGGGCAGATTGTCGTCGCCTGGATTTCGACGACCGTCATGGTCTACGGCGTCATCGTCTCGAACACCGCAACGGCGTTGACGGTCGATCAGTGGTACTCGGCGACGAGCACGACAGGGGCTGCCGGTACGACCCCGGCGAACACCGCCCCGTACATCGTTATCCCAGGACAGAACCCCGCGTCGTTCCTCGCCGTCACACAGAACGCCGTAGCTCCAGCGAACACCGACACGACACTGACGGCCGAGCTGACGACGGCAGATTGGGCACGATCAGTCGGGAGCTGGTCGCATACTGCCGCGGCGACGACGTACGTGCTTACGCACACGTTCACGAGCACGACGACGGTCACAATCAACAAAGAAGCCGTCTTCGGAGCAGTCAACACGACCGGCGGGGGCGTCATGCCGTTCGAAAGTGCAGAGCCGAGCCCACCGACGCTCGTCTCCGGCGACACTCTTGCCCAGACGATCACGATCACGATCAACTGAAAGGCGCGCATGTCTCGTCAAGGATGGCAAGAAGTTCTCGTTGCTGCGCAGGTTGACGGCCCAGCGATCACTGCCACAGGGGCTGCGTCATGTCTGCCGACGCATGCGAAGATTTCGCTCCCCGCTGGGTACTTTAGCGAAGCTGGGAAGCAGTTGATCATCCGAGCGTCGGGGCGAATTACCTCGGTCATCACCACGCCGGGTACAGCGAGATATGACGTCCGCTTGGGCGGAACGATCGTCTTCGACTCGCAAGCGATTCTGCTTGACACCGTGGCGGCCCACACAGCCGTCGGTTGGCTTCTCGAGATCACGATGACGTGCCGGGCAGTTGGAAACGCGACCAATGCCAACCTGATGGGGCAAGGAACGTGGACTTGTGAAGACATCCTTGGCGTTCCCGCAATCGCACCGAAAGGTGTGCTGACCGCCATTCTGCCGTGGAATGCCGCGCCGGCCGTTGGAGGTGGGTTTGATTCAACGATCGCTCAATCGATCGATCTCTTCTTCACGCAGACGGTCGCTACGGGCTCGATGACGCTTCACCAATACTCGGTGATTTCCCCGAACTAACATGCGCCGACGCGGTCCATCGGCAGCAAGCGGGCCTGGACGCATCTTCCCAAAGACCGGCGTGGCCGGGTACCCGGCGAGCGGATCTCCGAGCGTCGGTCCGGCTCCGGCTCCGAGCGCGAACGTCTACCTGCGACAGCAGACATCGCTTCCTGACGGCACTCCTGTCACGCGGTACTTCATCCAACTGGCAAACACGAACACGATGAGCGAATTTCTCATCTACAACGACCTGCTCGGTTACGTCCACGTCGAGTGTCGATTCTCGCCAGACATCGACAACAGGACCTACTCCTCGATCAAGACCTCGTTCGAGGGTGCTATCCCGTGGGTCGATATTCCGCCGGTGTGAGCCGTCGTGAGTCTCACGAGCGGCAACTCCACCACGTTCGTCGCTGGCAACTGGCCAGCGAGCAAGGCCTACGCGCTTCTGCCACTCGGGGCGGGCGCAAATGACGCGACGACAACCTACGCCGCTACCGGAGCGCTAGGGGCCACAGGCTTCGGGCTTCTTCGACCGAACCAAACGGCGTCACCCGGGGCGCCTGCCGAGCCTGTAAGTCCGGTCAACACGTGCTGGATCCTCACGAACAAGGACACCCCGACAACGGTGACGCAGCCGATCCAATCGATCGCAAGCGGCACATGGATCGTCACCATAGTCTTGACGTTCTCGGTCACGTGGACCGGCAGCCTAAAGATTGTGTTCCGTGCATTTCACTCGACCGACTCCTTCGGTTCGCCGACGAAGATTACGCTGACGACACCGAGTGGCGGAACAGGCCCCGATGCGAACGGCTGGGTGGAAAGCTCAGCGGCGACGCTACCATTGGCCGCGACGACAGAAACCGTAACTCTGACCATGACATCGGTTGGAGCCGTCACTGTGGGCGGCGACGTGCTCGGCTTCGAGTTCGGAATCGACGAGACAGCAACAGGGCTCCTCGGGGCGACGATCACTGCGGCCTTCACAGTTCAGGTGCCGGCCCTTACGTACAACAGAGGAATCGCCGAGAACACTGCGATTACGACCGATACTGTCGCGAGAGTCTTCGTGGGAGCTAGAGGTGTCGCTGAAAACACCGCCTCACCGACGGATACGGCCGCAACCGAGGATCGTTCGGCGTAACGCCGTCCCAGTACTCGGCCCCACGTTTCGCGTCGGCCTTCCGCGAGGCGTCCATGGCATCTTCGACGAGAAGGTACGTGCCCCAGTAAACGCCGCAGTGCGCGCGGGCCGACTTGTGAAGTTCGAGAGCGAGGGCATTCACGCGAGCGACATCCTCCTTGCGCTTGCGGAACGCGGCGCGGCGCGCCTCGATGAGAACGATCGCCGCCTGCTTCTTCTCGGTCTCCGGTGCGGCATCGTACGCAGCCAGTTCATCCGAGGCTTCGCAAAGGCGACGAACCGCCGCACGACGACCTCGCTCGATCTCTACGAGCGTGTTTCGGTAGCGATGCGCGAGCCACATCTGCTCAGCAACGACTGCTGCGTTTTCGGTCGCAGGCCTGAGCCCGTACTGGTACACCTTCATGTTGTAGGCCCTCCACGGCCTGCCATGCCCCGGACGAGATCAAGCGTCGCGGGGCTTTTCCATTCATACACACAAACCTGGGTCGTGGTAAAGAGGGTCTCATGTTGACCGCAAAGGCAGCTCGACGCCTTGAAAGTCGAGACGTCGCTGGCACGGTCGTCGGTTTTGCTGCCTGCCTCCTCGGGGTGCTGCGATGACCCTCGAGAAGCGTCTCTACCTCGACTTCCTTGCGTTCCTCGCCTTCGCCCTGTTCGTCGGAGCGTCGACCTGCGGGACGTGCCAGGCGTGTGCCGAGAAGACCCCGCCCACGCTTGCCGACCGCCTCTACGCCATCCTCCTGACCGTCCACGTGGCTCCGCCGCCCGAGGGCGTCACGGAGACCGACGAGGAGTTCCACGAGCGCCTGCACGAGATAGCCGAGGACGCGGCGTGGGCTGCCAAGGGAAACGCGACCGACGCGCTCCTCATCCTCGCTGTCGCGGAGCACGAGAGCGGCTTCGCCATCGATACAGACAAGGGCCCGTGCCGACCGGGAACGTGCGACGGGGGACGCGCCTACTGTTCGATGCAGATCTGGGCGAAGGACGCCGCGGCCGGCCAGAAGCTCTTCGACGACCGACGCGCATGCTTCTCGTACGGTCTCGAACTGCTTCATGACTCACAGTCCGCATGCCTCGGCATGGGGAAAGACCTCGCGTTCTCGCAGTACGCCGGGGGCATGTGCTCGTCGAAGGCCGGGCAGGAAGGGAGCAAGCAGCTCTACGACTACTGGCAGCGCTGGCAGAAACGATACGCGGCCGAACTCGCTGCGGAGAAAAAGAAACGCTAGCGCCACTCGTGTAGAACGAAGAGAAAGCACGGAAGCCCTTCCGGGTAGAAAGGGCAGCGTTCGCGCTCGGTCTCTTCGCACCGAGGAGCCCGGCACATCTTGCAGCGCGACGTCGCGGTTAACGAGGCCTTCGCAATTCGATCGAGGCGTTTCTCACGCTCTCTTTCGAGACGCTGCCTCATGTGGCTCGGCAACTCTGACCTTGGTCGGTACTTGGACAGCATCAGCAGTCCTCATCCTTCTTACAGTGCCATCCTGGCTCGATGTCGACGAACCTCGCGAAGCCGTGCGGGGCGCGGTCCTCGAACCCGTCGGCAGAGATCTCGACGATCTCGGCAACGTCACGGAACCAGTTCGTCGGGCAGGTGTGCTGCTCGTAGTAGTACCTCTTGTCGTGGACCAACGTACTCTCGCCGTCGGGGCCGACGTTGTACTTGTGCGCCCAATCGTACACGCGGAAGAGGAGTCGATGCCCGTCCTTCGTCTCGAGTTCGAGCGTGACGGTGATCGGTTTTCCATCGATCTGCCGATCGATGACGTCGATCGTCTGAGCGTCTTGGTCGACGACGAAATGCATGTAGCAGCCGCATTCGTCACAGAACCATTTGAACTTGGCACCCAGGTTCTTCTCAGTGAGCACGTGGTCGATGCTGAAGTCGCCTTCGCACCCGTCGGTCGTGCATCGAAAGAACCGCTTGGAGATGATGGGAACGATCATGGCTTCCTTGGATGAACGAGGCAGGCGCGTATATTTCCTCCCCACCCGTCGCCGTCTAACGGCCCGTCGTCGACGGTGACATTGTCCAGCGAATTTGCGATGAGCGCCGCGAACCGCTCCTCTCGGCACACTGCGATCTCCTCGCCCTCCGCGTCTATGACGATCCACGGACGCGGCTCTTCGCCGTCGGGGCACACGCCGAAGGCGGGTTCGAGTTCGCAGGTACACATGGGGTTCGGTTCGCTCATGGCCAATTGTCCTGACATTCGCACTTGTACTCGCTGGCGCTGTATGACTTCATTCGACCGTGGCAGACGTCGGAACAATGTTCAGCACCGGTCTTGATCGGAAGACCAGGCTGGTTCGGCGTTCTGTAAAACGACCATATGACCAGACCGAGAAGCGCGATGGCCCATATGCCTAGAAATGCGGCAGCTAACTGGACGCAATCAGGCGTGTTTTGTAATTCCTCACGCCAAGGTATTCTGAAAGGGTTCATGCTCGCCTCAACGTGTACGTGTGTTCGATGATCATCAAGGCCTCCAGACCGTCGTCGACTGCCGCTTAGGCTCCACCCGCTTCACGTGCTCCGCGAAGGCCGCGAACCGACCCACGCGCCCGTCCCGGAAGCGCACGTTGACCGTACCGCTTCCTACTGATTCGACGATGCCCTCGCCCCAGCGCGCGACGTGCACGCGTTCACCGACCTGAAGCGGCGGGGTCACGGCCGCCTCGGTATCCACACCTGCGTGTGACATCGGGTGCTTCACGATGGTGCGTCCGGGCAGGCCGTTCGCCTCGGCGAGCGCTACGACCGCTTCGGCCTCTTCGGCCTCTTCGCGTGTGAACTCCGCAGCGCGCCTTGGGTCGGTGTTGCTTACGACGCAACCGGATCGCGCGCGCTCGACCCACTCAGTGCCGCGGAACGTGACGGCCCACACGCGGTCGTTCACAGCGCCCTCCCCGTCAGGATGCCGATGAACCGGCGCTTCTCGTTGGTGCGGTTCTCCACCATGATCCTCGCACTCACGCCAGGCCCGATGACGACGTCGTCCACATTGTCGTAGTCCTTCGGTTGGAGACGATATGCCCCGGGCGAGACGAGCGTCGCGTGGAACTCGCGTTCGCCGATCTCCACTGCGCTGACCTTGAAGGCCTCCTGAACCGCGTCGCTCACGGTGAGGTGCACCGGATGGAAGGCCTTCTTCGGCGGCGTGAGCTCGTGGATGCGCACCTCACGCGGGAGCACGTCGCGGATGTCGATGCAGATGAGGCTCTGATCGGTCACGACAACTTCTCCATGCTAAAACCAGTTGTTGTTCATCGGCTTCCTTCTCTCCTTCGGCTCTTCTCTCGGGAACGGTACACGGTACGCCGGCACGTCTTCTTTCATCTTCTCCCACAGGCGGATGCCCCAGGTACTTCTCGCTGACCCACGCACAGCCCCACTTCGTAGGGAAGGCCATGGGCATCGACCACTTCGGCGCGACGTCGATGCGCACGAGGCCCATCACCCTGAGGTGACTCGCGGCCATCGCATCCTGCCCAGTGAGGACACCCTTGCCGAGCACGGGGCGGTCGACGACGGCGATGAGGAAGGCTTCCTGGATGGGGGTGAGGATCACGACGGTCTCCATTTTGGACAGGGCCATTGCCCGAGCTTCGTTCGGAAGCCGGCGGCGCGGCGTTCCGCGAGAAACGCTGGGAAGCACTCGCGCTCAAAGCTTGCTCTAGCGAAGAACCGCATTCGGATCATGATGGTTTCCCTTTCGCATCGTCCTTGACGAGATCCTTGGCCCGCGCGAGGGCCTTCGCAACCTGCGCCGCGTGCTCGCCGCACGGGGCGTCCTTCGTGGGCACGCAGTGTCGGCACTTGTTCGTGGCCTCGAGGGCGGCGACGAGCTCGCGGAGGACGGAGAGTGGGTTCACAGACCGAGCCTCCAAGCGATCTCCATCACGAACATCCAGCACCGGCAACGCCAGCACGTGAGCGCTTCGCGCATGGCTCGCGTGTATCGTTCGCCGTCGGCGAACTCGCCCGGACGAAGCCTGTACTTGCGGCACTTACGTGCGGTCATCGTCCGCCCCGCGCCAACGCCCGCAGTTCCTCGATGCGCGGCGCTTGGCGCCAGGTCGCCCACCCGTCGCACGCTTCGATGAGCGCTGCTTCGAGCTCGGCGATTCGTTTCGCGTCGTTGATGCGCTGGTCGTGCGCCGCTACGAGCGCGTCGCCGTACTCTTTCTCGAGGTCGGTGGTCATGATCCGATGTCCACGTGGAGCCTCGTGCCATGCAAGCGAATCCGCTCGATGACGAGATCGCCAATGACATGGAAGGCCTCGCCGTACCGGCCGACGACGCGCTTGTTCCGCATCCCTGGAATGCTTGCGGCCTTTGAGCCGCGGTACATCTCGCGGAAACCTCGACGCACATCTCGGATGATCATCCGAAGCGTGATGCGAGGCTCTCGCTCGCCGATCTCGACGACGCCGTGGAACTTCTCACCGAACGGGTACTCCAGAGTGAAAAACAGCGGTGCGGTGCTCACCTCAGCGTCGAGCGCAGCCTTCGAGATCGGTCGACCCTTTGGTCCGTCGACGTATCCGCGATCCGCGACGTCGAGTCCGTAGGTAGCCTGGAAGATCGTTTTCACTGTCTCACCAACTCCTCGTAAATCAACCTACCCACGCCGAGACGGATCCTCGAGCCGAGAATCTTTTTCTGCTTCGCCGACTTCGCCTTCTGCGCCACGAGGAAGAACGCGTCGAGAACCTCGAGCGAAAGCCCCGTCGGCGGGTTCGAACCCTTCTCCCAGCGCATGACCGTGAACCCCGAAACGCCCATCGCTCGCGCGAGGGTCTCGGTCGAGAAGCCGAACGTCGTGCGGATGAGGCGGACGTCGCGCGGGGTCACGCCCACCTCGCTCGCTGCCGCGCTCGCGCTTTCTGGCGCAGGGCTTCCATGGCGTCCTTGCTGTCAAGACGAAAGAACGACACCGCGCCGTAGACGTGCTCATCGCCGTCGCACGAATTGAGACGAGCGATCTCTTCGGCCTCTTCCTTCGTATCGACCTCGATCGTGTGCGTACGGCCGTTGCCGCCTTCGCGTGCGAGCCAACCGAACGACATCTCGCCGTTGGTGTACCAGACGCCCCATTCGCTGCGGGCTGTGGCGGTCATCATTTCCCCTTTGCAATAAGCGCTTGGACTTGGTCGCGGACCGCCCGCAACGCGGCGCCGGGACGTCCGTTGAACCATACAACCCGCCCGCGACCTGTGTCGTACTCGGTGACGATGCCGAGCTTCGTGGCGCGAACGAGGATGCGCTCCATCGCAGATTCGTCGAACTCGATGTCGGAATCGAAACCGTAGCGGTAGCCGACCATGCGACCCATCACTCCTCCTTCGTCAAACGAACCCCGGCCGCCTCGAGCTTCTCGAGAATCTCATCCGCCGCTTCGCCCTCTCCCGCCCACCGAAGCATCTGCAAGACACCCCGCGCCGCCCACTTCCGCGTCGTGCTCGGGAACACGGGACCCCTCTTGTACGTGAACGCGCACGCTTCGAGCTTCCGAAGGTGCCGGCGCATCGTGCGGTCGGAGATCGTGCCGGCGGTGTACGCCTCGATCTTGTACCCCGCATCGCGCGCCACGGAGTGGGTGATGAGCTGCATCGTGCCGTCCTGCCAGTACGTGACCGACGTCGTGAACCGGCCGCGGGGCTCAAGGTCATTGAACGCATCGAGAATGTCTTCGAAGACGGGTCTCACTTCAACCTCTTCGAATCCTCAACTCCGCGCCTTCGGGCCGACCCCAGCCGTCAGCAACTTGCTGCATGAGTCCCGACAGCTTGACCTTGGCCCACCAATCGGACGGGTAGCCGTCATGTGCTCTCTTGATGTCGGAGCAGACATCGTTCCACTCGTCCTCATTTTTAGCCTCTCTCAAGCGCTGCAACTCTGCGTCTGAAATGTTCGTCACGACTCCTCCTTCGCTTTCTTCGGGTAGCCCTGCATCATCCCGAGGATGTTCTCGCCCTTGCGCGTCGTCTCACGAAGGTGCGTCCAGCACTCGTCGCACATCGGTCCGAATGTCGTCGGTCGCGTCGGCTCCTTACCGCATCGGTCCATCGACCAATCGCCGAAGGTCTTGCTCGCCGATGCCTGGCAGCCCTTCTTCCAGTTCTTCGGTGGTGTCCCAGGGCACGGCTTGTACTTCTCCCAGCACGCGTCGCAGAGGCCAAACTGATCCTTGTTCGTACTCTCGTCTTGGTCGCAGTAGCGGCACTTGCTCATGACGTTGCTCCCGCAAATGCCAACACGAACTGACCTATCGCGTCGACAATCTCACCTACGCCAGACGCATGGTCCACGGAGGCGCTCTGCGTTCGCTCACGTAGGGCGCCGAGTTCGCGCACAATCTTCTTCAGCTCGTGTCGCTCGAGTCGATGCCGGTGAGCCTCGCGCACGTCCTCGCGCTCGATGCGCTCACTCTTCTTGAGCAGGCGGAGGAGCCCGCGCCACTTCGTTTGCATCGCGTAGGGCGTCTTCCGCCGCCAGAGAAGGCGCTCGACGAACCGACGTCGCTCACGCGGTCCAACGAGGTTCCATTCGGAGATGAACTTCGCTTCTCGTTCTTCGTCGGTCATTTTCTCGGCCACTCCCCTGGCCACTCAACGCCAAGCTCCTTGAACATCTTGTCCATCTCGCGAAGGACGAGCATCCCGCAACGCGGGACCTTCAGCCATTCGGCCGGCGGGATGGCGACGAGGTCGGCGATGGTCGGTGAATCATCTTCCGCCACAGAGATCCCGAACTTTGCCCGGATCACCTTCTCCGTGCGAACGGACCACTCGAGTCTGAGCGCGCGACGCTCAAGATCCGTAGGATCGTTCTTCGGTTCGATCTGCGCCTTGAGCCTCGCGTTCTCCTCGACGAGCGCTGCGTTCGTCGCCTTCAGTTGCTCGATCTCCTTCTCGGCGCGCCCGAGGCGGATGGCGATGTCGAGCGCTTCGGCCGGCGTCGTGGGGAGCGGCATCAGAGGCGACCACGGCAATAGTGGCTGAGCATCGGGGATCGGTACTGGATCGTAGGTCGGTGCGACGCCGTACATCGCCACGCCCACGTATGGTTGCTTAGGTCCGTTCATTCGTCTTCTCCGTCTTCGTCCGCTGCCTCGAACGGACACCCCGCGTCAGCGTCGATGTCGACGACTCCGTTCTCCGACTCGACCACCCCGATGCGACGGTAGATGCCTTCCCAGCTCGCCACGACATGGGAACTTCGCGGGTACTTCGCGAGGGCGTCGATCAGCTCGCCGACCGTCAGAACGTCCGGTTGGAGCATGGCTATTTGATCGGGGGTCACGACTCATCCTTCGCTTTCTTCGGGTAGCCCTGCATCATCCCGAGGAGGTTCTCGCCCTTGCGCGTCGTCTCGCGGAGGTGCGCCCAGCACTCGTCGCACATCGGACCGAACGTCGTCGGTCGCGTGGGCTCCTTGCCGCACCGATCCATCGACCAGTCGCCGAAGGTCTTGCTCGCGGAGGCCTGGCAGCCCTTCTTCCAGTTCTTCGGCGGCGTTCCCGGGCGCGGCCTGTACTTCTCCCAGCACGCGTCGCAGGTGCCGACCTGCTCCTTGTTCGAGCTGGCCTCTTGGTCGCAGAAGTGGCACTTGCTCATGACGCTGCTCCCGCAAATGCCAACACGAACTGACCTATCGCGTCGACGATCTCACCCATGCCAGACGTATGGTCCACGGAGGCGCTCTGCGCTCGCTCACGTAGGGCGCCGAGCTCGCGCACGATCTTCTTCAGCTCGTGTCGCTCGAGTCGATGCCGGTGAGCCTCGCGCACATCCTCGCGCTCGACACGTTCGCTCTTCTTGAGCAGACGGAGGAGCCCGCGCCACTTCGTTTGCATCGCGTAGGGCATCTTCCGCCGCCAGAGAAGGCGCTCGACGAACCGACGTCGCTCACGCGGTCCAACGAGATTCCACGCAGCGATGAACTTCGCTTCTCGTTCTTCGTCGGTCATCGTTCACCTCCATCACGCCGATCCATCCGTCGGAACATCTCTTCGAGCGTCTCGTCATCGATCGTCGAAGGATCCTCGTCCCTGTTCCAGGGCGCCTTCAGAAGCGTCGCGCGGCGCTCCCTGGTCATGGACGACCAGTGCAGGCACTTCGGCCCGCAAAGATGCCCGTGCAACGCTTCGATGGGATCAGCGCCGGCTTTGACGTTCTCGTAATACTCTACGAGGTCCTTGAGAAGTCTCATCGCCTCGGCCACTCCCCTGGCCACTCGACGCCGAGTTCCTTGAACATCTTGTCCATCTCGCGAAGGACGAGCATCCCGCAGCGCGGGACCTTCAGCCATTCGACCGGCGGAATGGAGACGAGGTCGGCGACGGTTGGATGGTATGGAACATTGCCGGGATGGAACATCCGCTGGATGACATCATGGGCGTGGACCGACCAGTCTAGTTCAAGTGCAGGACGCGCGAGCGCCGCCTGCTCTTTGGCCGAGTCTCGATTCACCGAGACCCACGGCTCCTTCGCGTTCAACTGTTTCAACAGCCACGCGTTCGCCTCCTTGAGCTGCTCGATCTCCTTCTCCGCGCGCCCAAGACGGATCGCGATGTCGAGCGCTTTGGCCGCCTGTGCCATTGCTGAGCCCACAAGGCCGGCCACTTCCAAGTCACCTCGAAGAGGCGAAGAGGGCGCGGCGGCGAGCATCTCCCCGTTCTCCACACACGACTTGCACCCCGGGCAGCGCTCCGGCGAGCCGCCGCACGACGTCGCGATCCATCCTTCACCCGCGCAGTCGCCAGGCACGCCTTCTCCGGTCATGCTCATCGCCCACGTCCCTTCGCGAAGAAGTCATCTCGCAACTTCTTCGGAGCGATGGGCTTCTCGCTGCAAGCCACGCAGAGGTGCAGCTTCGCCTCGCCGAACAGACCCACGTTGTCTTCTCCGTAGTCGACGCCAAGTTGACTCACGGTCACGTACAGCCAGTTGTCGGCGTCCTTGCCCACCACTTGAGCTGGGCACGTGTCGCACTTGAAGAATCTTGATTCGCTCATCGCGCGAACTCCCAGTCCGCCCAGCGCGAACTCGCCTCGGCGACCGCATGCTCGATCGCGCCAACGACGACGCGGTGAACAACGTCCTCGGCCGTCTCGCGCTTCGACAGAAACCTGTTGAGCACCAATATGGTCAAGCCGACTGCTCCGCCCAACGCCAACAGCATGGCTTGGTTCATCGATCCGCCTTACGACCGCGCGCTAGGCGCGACCTCACCCACGCGCTCACGGTCACCTTCCCCTTCTTCGCCGCTGCTTCGTACTCTCTGTACTCACGTTCCGACGTGCGGAAGGTAACGACCTTGGTCGCATGGACCGCCTTGGTTTTCTTGGTCACGGCAAAGGTATACGTCCTCGACTAGGCTAGGTCAAGGGGATATGTATACGTTACTTCTTCGTTTCCTCGCCCACCGTCATGTTCTTGAAGACGTCTTTGAGGAAGTTCTCGTGAGCCTCTCTCTGCTTCGCTTGATTCCAGGCGTCCCACCAGTTGCCGTGCAAGTCAGCCTTTGCCTGCGCCCATTCAACAAGAGCTGGGACTGCCGGAAACCACTCGAGATCGCGAGAGCCTCTAGCCTTGCCGACGTTGTCCACGATGCGCCCGGCTTCGAACAAGGTTCGGCACTCATCGCCGAATCTTTCCTGCCATGCAGCAATGAATCGGATGCTCGGATTGTGGGCGACATACATGCCCCACCTGGGAAGCCAACTGGCTGTCTTACCGATCTTGATCCATTTCTCGTCTCGGAGAACGTACACGACCGGGATGTGCGGAATGTTCGGCGGCTCCACGTAAATGGCAAAGTAGTCGTCGCTCATCGCTTCTTCGCCGCCTTCCCCGTCTTCATCACCTTACCGATCGACGCGTGGAACTTCACCATCGCCTCTTTCTTCTTCACCTGCTTGATCCGGTTGTAGAGCATGGTCGTCTTTACGTCGTCGTGACCGCCGAGCTCGGCGACGACGAACGGATCGACGCCTCCGTGTTCACGTTCCCTGTCGAGGATGTCAGTGAAAAAAGTCCTTCGAAGGTCGTGCGGCGAGATGTGCTCGATGCCTGCGCGCTTCGCGAGTTCGACGACGCGGAAGTAGATGCCTATGCGCGTGAGGCCGCGCTCGTTCTTCCCGTCGCACGCGAGGATGACCAAGCCGGGATCAGTGCCACGGACCTTGACCCATGCCTTCATGTGCTCGAACGGCGGTCCCGAGAGCCACATCTCGCGTTCCTTGTTGGCCTTGCCCACGAAGGAGAACCAGCCGTCGTCCTTCAAGGCCTTGAACTTCACCGTTGCAACTTCAGAGACACGCATGCCGCAGGCGCAGAGGAGCGTGAGCATCGCAGCGTCGCGCTTGCCGATCGCCGAGTTCTCGCACTGCGCGAAGAGCTTCTGCACCTCCTCAGGATCGAGTGCTCGACCGGCCTTCGTCCTTGAGCCCTTCACGCGCTTCGCTCCGGAGAGCGCACGGTGCATCGCCTCGTAGGTCATCTGCCCGGCGTCCGCGCACGCCTTCAGTGCGCCGCGCAAACAGGAAAGGTAGTGGTTCGCAGACGCAGGGGCGCAAGTCTCCTGGAGATGCGCGCGGATCTTTGCGACGAGGGCTCGATCGAGCGTGTGCCATGGGATCTTGAAAATGAGTTCGTTCAATCGGCTACGGTTCTGCTCGATGACCTCCTTTTCCACCCCTATTTCGGCAAGGGCAACGACGATTCGCCTGAGAGCGGAGCGCCCCGATTCCCGGGACGCGCCCTCGGTGAGTGAGTCGAGGTAGATCGAGGCGCCTGACTTCGAGACCTGGATGTTGGATGTCGGGGTTTGAACGCGTACGAGCGGGGCGGGGGCTTCGAATGACCCCGCGAGAAGAGACGTCGGCAGTTCTCCCACGGCTTCTGCCATCTCTCGGAGACTGCGCTTCGCGCGCAGCGTCTCCTTCGGGACTTGGACGAGCTTGGTCACGACTCGCCGTCCAAGACGTAAGAGAAACCGGCAGGCAGCCCATCGTTGAGCGCTTCCTGAATGAGCCTCGCTCGGCGAAGGACGTATTCCTCCTTCTCGTGGAGACGCAGCGCGACTGTTTCGCCGTCGCCAAGATGCGACTCCAGATCGATGCGAAACCTCCCGGTCAGCTGACCTCCAACCCTGTCCGGGCGAACATAGATCGTGCCCATCCTCATCGCCGCACCGCCATCTCGGCGAGCAGCACCAAAAGCACCAGCGCGGCGAGAACGACGCCGACGAGATACGTGCACCCGAGGGCCTCGCGTCGGTCCTCGTCATCGTCCGGAGACGGCGGAAGGATCGCGGTCACGGCGACCACCCAGGAACGTTGAGCCGCACGAGCGTGCGTCGCGTTGTTTCTCGCACGGGCAACGACTCGTGCAGCATGGCCACGTTGCCGGCGTACACCGTTCGCGGATTCATGAGGACGCGCTCTGTCCCGCGAAAATCAACATCGTCACACGCGCCGCCGTGACCTACCTCGCCCGACCACGGGCCGACGTAGGCAACGCAGCCTTGAACGTCGCTCGCAAGCACGATCGCTTCGTCGTCGGATGGATCGAAGACGTCCCAACCGTCGCCGCTTGCCTTGCCGTGGTGACCACCTCCGTGTCGCCCGAGTTCCTCGAGCCAATAGCCGTCGACGTGAACGCCAGGGCGACGATGCGAAGCGCCTGCGCGCACTTCGGCCTGATCGATCATGATGAAGACAGGACCGGTCGCATCTACGTCGCGCAGCATCGCATCCACCGTGGGTTGCCACCGCGCTAGGTCCAGCGGCAAGCCGTCGTTCTTGGTGAACCGCCGCATGTAGACGCGCTCGCCTATGAACACAGGGAACCCTACGGAGCCGAGCTCCTTCACGATGCTCTGGTGCATGCTCATCCCGCCCTGAAGTCCTCGAACAAAACGTCCGCGGCGCCATCGGACCTGATCACCTCGCACGACGTCTTCGTCCGATCGGCCCACTCCGACTCACGCGACCTCGTCACCGCAAGCGCCCTTGCTGCCTTGCCTGAGGCCGCCCGGATGACGAAGCCTTCGTACGAATCCCAGTCGCCCTCGCACCCAGGCAAGCGCCCCAGTCGCCAAATCTTCATGATGTCCTCCCGAACCGCTTCTTCAGCGACGACAGTCCTCGCAGCGAGACAGTCCAACCGTTTCACTCCGTGCCAGGTTGCTGGACGCCTTTCGAAGGGCGGGGTTCCACGGCCTTGGGCTGAACCGTCTCGCTGCGAGGACCCACCCAACCTAACACGTCCTTCGACGATGACAAGCATTACCGTACCGTATGTTTGGTGGTCGATAAAGTACTGTAAGTGTGCGAAATCATTGAGGAATTTTGCCTTTCGCCTTGTTTTACAGCCCCGCGGCGTCGACGAGGCGCCGAAGCTCGACCTTGTCCCGCTCTTCTTCCTCGATCACCTCGGCCATCTTCTCGACGTCGACGAGCTTCGCGATTTCCTTCTCAATGATGCGCGTCAGCACCTCTGGCGGAAGCGCGTCGACCTCCCACGACTCATCGCCGTGCTCCTCGATGTACGCCTTCGCGCGTGGATCCGACACCTTGGCCGGGTTGGGAGGTGGCTTGTACTTGCGAATCTGCGACATCGTGAGCGCGACCTTCTTCACGTCGACGCGTTGTCCGAACATCAGAAGCCGATCTCGGATGTCTCGCACCATGTCCTCGCCGGACGGATCGTGGTCGCCGAGATAGAGCAGGTGCCTTTCAATGAACGGTCGCCTGTCAGCGAACCGCAAGGCGCTCTCGTACATGGCCGACTGGCTTGAGTAGCCTCGATTCACCATAAGGACGATATGGTGCTTTCGCGCAATGGGGAGAAGCACACCGGCGAGCGCGTCCTTCTCGACCCACAACTCGACGTAGTCACGCTGCCCTGCCCATCTAGGTCGCCGGTAGGCGTCGAGCGCCGTCTCCACGAGCTCAGCTACGGATCCCCACTCGGACGTCATCCGCGGGACACGGACACGGTCCTCGATCGCGTTCCAATCCATCTTGCCTGCGAGCCGCGCATCGCTCACCAGCGTCGACAGGTTCTTGTAGCTCTTCTCCGTGTTCGAAATCACATTCCTCGCGACGAGCTGGTAGTAGAGCTGCCTGAGCGTGAGGCGGAGACCTTGGGCCTGGTAGTCGGCGATGATCTCGTTGCACTGCTCGATGCGTTCAAGCGAGTCTGCTCGGAAGCGGACATCTCGGAATTTATATTTCATCGTTCCCTACCCTTGGTGAACATCCAACTCACCGAATGCGCGGCGGTCGCAATCACCTGCTCACGAAGGCGCAGGTTGTAGTGCGCGCGGCACCCTCGCTGCCTGCACGCAGGGCAATACGCCTTCTTCCGGTACCACCACACGACGAGCCGGCGTCGAAGGCGACGGAGCCGCCCGCGCAGAGTCCTCCGTGCGGCCTCAGGGCGCGCGAGTGCGAAGCGGTAGGGGTTCACATCGACCTCTTACAGAAGTCGCACAACTCGGAACGAGGATTGAACCGGCACAGACTGCAAGCTCGGTCGCGAACCAAGAGCCAGTTCACGAGCTCGACGAGGGCACCCTTGCTGTGCCGGTTGCCGACCATCTCCATTGCGATGGCCCATTGCTCGTGCGAGCCGCTACTCAGGGGGTGAGCGGCGTCGATCGCTTCGGTCCATTTGTCGTTCTTGTCGCTCATCGGTCTACATCCCACGGAGCACGACCTAGTCCGAGCGACTTACCCCATTGAATCCAGTCGCCGTATACTTGGCACCACGGCTCAAGATCAATGCCCAAGTCTGTGATTCGCTGCTCGGCATGACGCATCACGAACATTGGAATAGGGCCAATTTTTGAGAAGCCTGCGCCATCACGCTGCGTAGGAGCGGCGAAGTCGCGCGCTGGGCCGAACGGCGCCATCACGATCTCTTCAAATGCCCAGGCCTGCCACTCGCGATCACCGTCATGACCGGTCTCGCTTGATGAGAGCCCATAATTGATTTGCTTCCGTTCGTTCGGAGAAGCAGCAACCCAGTGACCCACTTCGTGAAGCAGCCACTCCATTGCGCCGTCGGGCACGGCCACAATCGAGGCCGACATCAAGCCGGCCTTCTCATTCAGCGTAAGCAGACTCACCGCCCCTCCTTCGCCATCCGTAGACCTTTGTCCGTGAGCATCACACAGACCTGCGGTCCGCCTTCGTACAGCGCGTGAAGCTCGATGACGCCGTTCTTCACGAGCTTGTCGACGAACGCATCGTCGCAAGGGAGTTCGATGCGCTTCAACGGGTAGCCATTCTTCTCGTGGTGCCGCTTGATGCGTCGGCAGATGTCATAGGGGTTGTCGGTTCTCACGACCGACTCCACACAACTTCGGTATTGATCCCACGGTTGATGCTCTTCGCGTCTCGGAAGTGAACGAACGGGAGCCACGTCGCGCCTTTCTGTTCGCAAACGATCACCTGTCCGCGGCGGCTCTGCGACCACTGAGCGAGACGATCGTAATCGCCCACGGAAGCTCGGTAGTGTCGACTTCCGATATATGGGGGGTCGACGAACCATGTCGCCTCGACGTCGGGTGCATCGCTATAGTCACCCTCGATAAGTCTCCAGTGCCGGATGCGCGGTACCTGGTCTGCAATGCGTTGACGCGCGTACGAGCCCCAGAACGACGACGGCCACTTCCCCGAGAGCAGCCATGCGCTCGTCGTCGTGTTCGCGGGCTGTGTTCGTCCGCGTCCACACCAGAAACCGATCAGCGATCGAGGCTCCGGCGCGAGGTTGAAGCGCTTTTCCGGATCGAGCGGAAGCCTCATCACTTCGTCGACGCTAACGGAAATGAGCCAGCGCCAGAGAGCCGCGACGATCGGCTCACGTTCGACGAGGACGACGTCGTGGTGCGCGTAACGGGTCGCATACCCAGCGGAGCCCGCGAAAGGTTCGATGAGCGTCCGATGCGCCGGGGCAGGGTACCTTGGCGCGAGGGTCCATTTCCCGCCGAAGAACGAGAAGAATGGGCGCAACGGCTTCACTGTTCCTCCGCCCGATGAAACGGATGCCTCGGGTTCTTCCGACGCCGCGCCGAGGCCTCCTGCCGGTTCTGTTCGACCGCACCGAGCTTCACGGCGAGCTCGCGCTTCGACGGCGTCAGGTCGTAGTGGTCGCCCATGTTGTGCTCCTGGAACCACGCGCGTCGGAGCCCGAGCCGCGCAGCGAACGCGTGCAGCTCCTCGAGCGTGTCGGCTTCGAGGTGACACGAGCCGGCCTTGAAGCAGCGGATACTCGTCGGGTGGACGAGAAGCTTGTCGACGTAGGCGGTCATAACCCCGCCCTCCTCAACTCTTCCCATGTCCGATTCCCGATCAGCTCGTGCCACTCTCGCCATTTGTCGGTCGCGAGCACGTGAACGCCGCCGCCCTTGGCTGTGTCGCTCCAAGCGGTCGAGTCGGCGCTCACCATGAAACTGTGGCAGTTCTTGAGGCCTCCCTTCTTGAATCCAAAACCATGCAAGCGAAGCCCATCCACCGCGAGCGTCGACATGATCTGCGTCGCATCATTGGTCGACTGACGTCTGCAAACCGAGCCTACGCCAACCGTCTCACAGTCCTCGAGATCGACGCCGGCCTGCTTGTAGATCTCCTGGCATCTCCAATAGTCAGCGAGCTTCCATCCTTGAAGGACTGGGATCACACGTCCTCCAAGAAGCCGACGTAACTCGATGAAGTTGCGAACGGTTCGACGCTGGTGCTCCTCCACGTTGAGTCGCGTACCCTTGAAGACGATGCCTCGTGATGCATTGCCTCCCGAGATGACGAGCGGTTCGCACATCCAATCTTGCGGGGCTACCCAGCACAGTTTTCTTCCATAAAACCGAACGAACCGTCCAACCTCCTCCGCGTACTGGCTCGCGGACAATGTCCAACGCCCGTACATTTGAAGCTCAGTGAAGCCTCCAGAGTCGAGAGCAAATCTTGTCTCCGCAACTGGGAGAGTCTTGTACGTCGCAAGACGACGACGGGAGATGAATAACGGCACACCCACGAACCGTTCGTCGTGAAGCCAATGCGGCTGATGCGTGCCGAGGAAAAACTTCACGACTGCCCGGTCTCCCTCAAAAACCTATCTACGATCGCACGAGCCTTCTTGTACTGCCACCAATGCGACAGATGTCGCGCCGCATAGACCAGCACGAGCACAAGATTGGCCGTGCCAAGAATCACATCGTACACGTGATGTCCTTTGATGAAGTCGAACAGGCACATGAGCGCGATTGCGAGCGGCGCGGCGATGTCCCAAAACGCATCGCGAACCCGGGGGCGCGTATCCTTGAGCGCGGCGTCAAACAGTCGCGCATCGGCGCCTGTAACGAGAACTATCGCGTCCTTCTTCACGGCTTTCTTCCTAGAAGCCTCTGAAGCACCTGTCCACGCCAGGATTCGAGCGCGGCGATCCGATTCTCTAGTGCGGCAGCGTATTCGCCAGCGGTGACAAATTCCGACTCTAGATCGGCGAGCCTCTGCGCCAATCCGCCTAGCCCGAGACGTTCTGCGTTCGATAGCACTTCGTAGTCCGTAGGATCGGCCTTCTCCTTGGCCTTCACAGCGATCTCGACCATCACAAGCAACGCCGACCACGACGCAAGTTGGTCGTCGGATGTTAGGAGCTTGAAGCATGCAGCCAATTGTCTTCGACATTCGGTCAGCCGTTTGTCGACGGCGGCGGTAAGGTCGTTCTTGAGACGCGCGTTCTCGGTCTTCAACTCCTCGTTCCACGCCCAAAGCTCCTGCTTGTCCATCAGTTCATCTCCCGACGTTCGGGCCGTCGCGCCTGTTCACTGAGCCGCTCCGTACCTTCCTTCACCAAGGAATGGATCGCCTTGAGCGTTGGGCACTCGAACCGCCCGCAGGAGCAGCCCGTCGGGACGCCCCGCCCGGTCAGGAGCAACGAGACGACGTTCGCGAACGCGTTCTGCATCATGTGCAGGTGGCCGACGGGCGCGACCGTTGGCGGGATATACGGACGCTTCATATTTTTTCCTTGTGTGCCGTCAAGATTCCTATCGAATCAATGCAATACGCGAGACCCTTACGAATCCTCACGATCTCTTCGACGCCACCTTTCCACTCTCTGCCTTCGCGCCAATCGTTCAGCGGGGCGATCGTTGAAAGCACTGGCAGATCATTCATCCGACGTACCGCGTTCCGCAGCGCCTCCGCCTTCTCAGGCAACGTCTCCGGGTCGTACGGCCCGGTCTCGCCGAGCGCCACGGCCAGGCGGTTCAGCCACTCTTCGTTCACGGCCCATTTGGTATCGGTCACGGCTTCCTCGAGCGACGTGTGAGGTTCACGTCGATTTTCACGTCGAGTATTTTTCCAGCACATTCCATGCACACGAGGTAGTAGGCCGAGAAGGATGGCTTGTTGTACTCGTACGAGTACGTCTCCTTCTTCTTGACCGTCTTCTGACACGAGATGGCTATTTCGTGAGAGGCCGTGCTTTCATGGCATACGGTACAGACTTCTTCGTCGCTCACGTTTCCTCCTTCTTCCGCACGCACTCGCCGCAGCCCGCTTCCTTCGGCCTGCGTTGCCTGGTGACCCATACCTCATGCCCGCACTCGAGATCGCAGCACCAGCGCTCACTGTTCGTAGGCGACTGAGTGGCGCGGAGGACCTTCTTGACCATGACGGTACGGGCTATGGGTTTCACGGCATCTCCTGCCCGACGAAGGCGCACCGAAACACCTTCGGCTCGCTCGTGGTGTTCTCGACCTCGAAAACGATGGGCGTCCTCGCCGGCACGAAGTACGAAAACGGCGGCGGCTCGATCCTGCGCGGAATGAGCGCGAGCAGCTCCGGCAGGGCGTTCAGGAGTGCCACGAGAGGTGAGTCGGATCCGCCATCGGTCGGCAAGTCCATCTCATCAAGCAGCGCCTCTACCTCGTCCGCGCGCCGTTCGAGATCGGTCTTCTCTTCGCGGAGAAACACCGTCATGGGGACCGGACCAACGAGAAGCTTCTGCTCGCCGATCTTTGCGCTCACGAGATTGAAGCTCTCGGCGACGTCCTTCGATACAGTGAACTCGAAGATGTGAGTGTCCTTCTCGAGAACCACCGAAGCATAGGCGGCCAGCTCCGCCAAGAGCTTGGTGCCCGACTGCATTCCGATCATGACGGTTCTCACGGCTTCCACCCCGCCCTTCGCAACACGCCCTCGATGTCCGGGCCAACCCATCCTTTTGGCTTTTGTACCTTCCCGTCCTCACGGAACCCTCCGCCCACTTTCGCCATGTTTGCCCGCATCACCTCAGCGAATAGTTCGTTGCCCGGGAGCCCGAACTCGAGGTCGGTGCCTTCGAGGACGACCTTCTGGTCCGCGAGACCGTCGGCGAGCGCGGGAAGGTCGACTTCGACGGGAACCTTCTCATCGATCAGAGTCAACGTCTCCTCTAGTTGAGCGAGCGCCCAATGGCCCTTTTGAAACATCGCCCGCAGCGTCTCGACGAACTCCTCGGCCATGAGCCGCGCTCGGAGGCGCACGCGGTCGTCGCTCGGTACCTGAGGGGTGGAGGGGATGGGCTGACGCATGGCTTGATGAAACCAGATAAGCGCTGCGCGGCGGCCTCCGTTCTTACCCGGAACACCGAGAGCCTTCGCTACAAGATCTTCCGACTTGTCCCAAGCCTCTGCGATTGCGCTCTTCGGCGCCGCCGCCGCCAACTCCGTCGCCCGATCCTCCTTGGTCCAATCCTTCCACGCGTTCTTCGCCTGCTCGATGGGCGACGGCGTGCGCTTCTTGATTTCGTCCGCGAGGTACCAGGCGCCCTTGCGCAGGTCTTCGATGCCGTTCTTGAACGACTCGCGCCAACAATATTTCACGACGTTCCCGAGGTTGAACGACATGTGCCGCGTGACGTCGATGCACTCGATCGGATGCCCGCACTTCGAGCATTGCGCGCCGAGCGAGTTGTAGTGCTTGGGGTGATCGATCTTCTCCTCGCCAGTCATTGCGCCCTTCGGAGGATTCCACGGGGAGTTCTCGCCAGCCTCGTCGCTGTAGGGTCCGTCGTTGTCGCTCATCGCGGCACCAAGCCCTTTCGTATCCCGCCGTCCTTGCGAGGCCGTTCGCGCAGCTTCTCGCGTAATGCGCTCCTGTCGCACGACAGCGCGATGGATACGAGAAGCCGCACCGTGGCGGCCGTGCTGATGCCGCCGCGTCCGCCGACGCTTCGCGCATTCGCTGAGCGCAACTCATCTCGTACCGACGTGATCTCCGCCTCAAGCTCGGGCGGAACCCGAAGCCCGATCATGTTCCATCGCACGCCCATCACGATCCTCCCTTCTCCTTCAGATACGTATCCACCGCTTCCCGCAACACATCCGACATGCGCACGTTCTCCCTATCGCTGAGGATCCGGTTCAGTCCATCCAACTGTGCCCTGGTCAACCACGCGCCGACGAACTCGGCATAGCGACGACCGCGCGGCTTACGATCCGGTCCCCGGCCCTTGCACTTCACGGGTGCCCTCCGGTCTCATCCATGTACTTCGCAAACTCCGCAGGCGCGAGCTCGCCCCGGGCGCATCGTTCGCAGAGCCACGGGTCGTCCTTGAGCCAGTGCGCGTGAGCGTACCCGGTCGTGCTCGTTCCACAGAGGCCGCACGGGATCGCTTCGAGATCGGGGAGGGATTCGTACGGCGCGAGGCGCGGGTGGGCGCGGAGGGCGATCCAAGCGGTAAGGGCCCCTTCGATGGCCTCGGCGAAGGCCTGTCGGCGGGCGGGGGTCACGTTCCGCTCCCCAGCAACGGCCGCATCGTGCCGGTGAGGTAGGCCTTCTCGAGGGACTCGGCGAGCGTGTCGTGCACCGAGCGGCCGTCAGGCATCGATATGTCGGCGAGGAACTCGCGCTCAATCGTGGACGCGCCCATCTCCACCGCCTCAAGCTTCGCCTTCGTGAGCAGGAGAAGGGCACGCCACCGGGAGCGTTGGCGCTGCTCGAGTTGCCTCTCGGTTCCTCTATCGGCATTCGTAGGCAGCGGAACGCGTACCTTCACCTGACGCCCAGCGAGCGAGAAGCCGGCGAAGGCAATACCGCGAGCGTCGTCGACGCCCACGAGCCGCTGCGTCGCGCCATGCTTCGAAAGCAGACGGTCGAGTTCGACGCGTGTCTTCTCGACGGAGATCGTGGTGGTCTTGGCGTAGGTCACCGAAGCCACTGACCCTTCTTCACGTCGAATCTAGGTCTCGTGAAGTTCATTGCCCATTCGACGATCTGTCGCGCCTCGGGATCCAGGTCCCTTAGACGCAGAACACGCTTCGCCATCGCGTGAAAAGATGCATTTGCGGTCTGCTCGCGAACAGCAGAACAAACGTGGCAGCCGCCCGTACAACCAGAGAAAACGCACTTGTACGGTTTCACGACCTACCGACGGCCAAGGCCGCCTCCAGGGCTTCCACGTGGGCGACGAACTCGGCCTCGGACGGATCGTTTTGGCTCGGGTCTTCGAGGTCGCGAAGATCGTGGACCACCTTGCGCGCAAGCGCCTCGACGGCTTCGAGCGCGTCGAGCACCTTCGTGAGTTCCCCTGGCGGCACCTCCATGCCGAAGGCATCGAACAGGCGTAGCTTGCTGCGATACTCGGCGTTCACGGCGGATCCTTCTCGAAGGCCGACTTCCTCGCCAGCGTCTTGTTTTCGAGTTCATCATCGCAATAGAGCGCGTACGCTTCCTTCAGGACGAGCAGATCGCGCCGAGCCTTGCTCGACTGACGCGCGAGCACCTCAGCCTTCGCTTCGACGTCCTGCATCTTGTCGAGCGCTTCGATGAATGTGCGCATCATCCCTCCACCCCCCGAATCGCCGCGAACAACACCTCTCCGACCACCTTCGCCTCCGCGAGCAACGCATCCCTCCTCGTCCGCGCCACAACGACCTCTTCGTACCAATCGATAGCGAACCCGAGCGGGAAGATCGCGCAGCGCGGGTCCTCGCGCGAACGGAAGTCCTCGGCCTCTTCGAGCGTGTACCGGCGGGCGGCGGCGAAGTCGATGGTGCCGGGGGCCCATGCGAGGTCGTGCTGGAGGATGAGGTACGTGGTCATCGGATCGGCTCCTCGGCGTTCAACGGCATCTCCAGCGGGCACCCGCACTTCGGGCATTGAGGGACTCGGCTAGAGCACATGCCGTGCGCGATATGCCCGCAGTGGTGACATCTCTGCCCGCCGCACATGCACCGGAGGACGATGATGCCCTCCACGGTCGCGATCATCGGTCCAGGTTCGTCTTTCACTTCACACCTCGTCCCGCCGCGAGCTTCGTCACCACGTCTACGAGTGCGGCGAGCAATTCGCATGCTTGGCCTGGGCTCGTCGTGCTTCCGGCGCGCATCGCCTCAAGCGCCGCGTCCGAACACCAAACAGGCAACGCGAACGGCGCCGGCGCCTCGAGCGCGGTGAGTCGGTCCAGCGCGCCCGTCTTCGGATGGTCAAGCCCATCGAGCCGGTTCATCGTCTGTCGGAGCAGTTCCCAGATTGCCTGTACGCGCTCAGCCATCGCCGCGGTCTCCGCCTTTCGCCGCTCGTTCTCGCGGCCAAGCCACTGCTCCCACTGGCTTGGCAATGCGTAACCGGCGTGCGGACACGGGTCATCGTCCGCGGGCGCAACGCGCGGCCCGCTCACGGTGACGCCAGGCGGTATGCGACCGATCTCGATGCGTTGCGGGTCCTCGTCCGCGGGGGCGACCCCGAGGGGCCCGGTCGCAGCTGCCATCATTGAGTGCGGCGGTTTGCCAGCTTTGGCGACGAGACTCCGAAAGGCGTCTCCGGTCTCGTAAGGCGCGCCGCAGCCTGGGCAGTGACTTACCGGCCAGAACTTCGGATCCCGTTCCCCACAATCCGGATGATGGCCGCCACTGATGAGCGCCTCACATTTATCGCACCGCCCGCAATGCCCACGCGGCACCGGGGCGAGCGGGGGCTCGGCCGACGGATTGCGTCCCTCCGCAAGGGCTTGATCCTCGTCATCCCACGGAAGCAGCGCCACGGCGCGCCCCGTCCCGCCGCACGCCGCACACGGCTCGGTGGACGCCTTCGGGTACTCGGCGCGCTTCGGGCACTCCTTGAAGTGCCGCGTGGGGTCCGTGCCGATGATGGCGTGGCAGCGGCAGGCGTCGACGCCAGGAATAGCGTGACGTGTTGAGCCCGTTTGCTCCGGGTCGCACTTGACGCAAGTACACGTCAACGTTGGGACGAGTCCATGATTGACGCCTCTCTTCGAATTGCAAGGGCACCCGTCAGCGATGCGGTAGTTGCTGAGGACAAGCGGATGACCGCAGTTGCGACACCACATCTCCTTTTGATAGACGGCGATACCGATCCGGTCATCCGAAGGGAGAGCAGCAAGGGCTTCGTAGAGCTCCTGCCTGTCTGGGCGGATGCTCGTCGCATCGGCGAACTGTCGCGCGGCCTCCGCCACCCGTCGCAGCGCTTGCACCTCCGACGTCTGCTCCGCGAGAGCCAGAGCCATCTTGTCGAAGTCCGCGCCAAGCTCGTCGTAGTTGCGCGCCTTGGTGCGCAGCGCTTCGAGCTCGGCGGATTGGGCGACAGAGATGTCCTTAGCAAGCAGAAGCATCTTGTCGCTGACGGCGGAAAGCTCGTGTTGCCTTTCGAGCTGCCCGCGCGCCTCCGTAAGTTCGCCCTCCAGCGTGGCGACGCGGGCGCGGAGGGCGTCGCGCTCTCGACACAGTTCCTCGTTACGCTCTAACCAGCGCTCCTTTCGAGCTTCGGCCTTGTGGTCTAACTCCTCAGCCTTCGCGGCATGGGCGGCGAGGATGCCAGCTCTGGCCCGTGCTCGTCTCGCCGCGCCCATCGAGTCACCCGACACCATGTACGTGCCGGGAACGAACGGCGGCGGCTTCATCACCTCGTCGTGCGCATCGAGTGCCGCATCCGTCGTCGCCCGCGCAATGACGGCGCGGCGGACGGCGAGCAGCCCCACCTTGCTCGACGTGAGGCACTGAAGGCATCCCGATCGACGTTGCTCTGACGTGAGCGTCGAGGTACCCGCTTGGTATGCGGACGCTAGCCGTTCCCCCTCGTCCTCCGTCTCGGTCGCAACGACGGCCCGCCACAAGGCGGCTTCGGCCTCGAGCCCGCGGACGCGCTCCTGCTCGGCGGGGAGGGCGGTGAGATACTTGCGAATTGAAATATATGTTTGATGGGTCTTACCATCAGCGGCGTCACGTAGCGCAGCAAGGGCGGTTTCGTAGTCGTTCACGACATCCTCTTTTCGACGCACGTTGTGCAATGATACTTCACGACGCCTGGCTCGCTTCGGTAACAAAACCCAATCGGCCATCTTCCAGGATTGCCGACGAGTGCGTTGCAATCCTCGCCGCAGAGGAGACACGGGATGCCGTGTCCGTCCAAGACGGCTTTCGACAACGTCTTCGCTTCGTCTTCAAGTTCGGCGACTCGCGCCCGAAGCTCGCGGTTCTCCTCGCGCGCCCGCGCCAAGGCTCGGCGCAAGAGGCATGAGTCGCAGTTGCAACTATCCATAAAGCGCCTCCGCATCGAACGCCGCGATCCGCTCAACCGCTTCGCCTTCGTGAAGGTCGCACTCACCGTCGCAGCACATTTCATCGTCGGACTCTTCGCCGCTCACGAGACGGTCGCACCAAACCAGGCAGCATGGGCACACCGAGTGACCGCAACGTCGGCACACGGGCAGGAGATAGAGCGCCGGCCCGTTCTTATCCATTGCGTGTTCTTCGAGCTTCCTCACGGCTTCACCCGTCCCTTCTTCGGCCCGAGCCCGAGGCGCTCTTCCTCCTCGCGCAGGACTTTGCGAATGACCTGCGCCACCTCAAGTTCGTGGTGCTCGGCCACGCGTCTGAAGCGCTCTTTCTCCGCGTCGTCGAGTCGGAGGTGGATCACGTTGTCCCTCGGCATGTGTCCCCTATAGTATACGAGAAGTATACGTTGTCAAGATCGCAACGTCGCCAGCGTGACCGAGCAAGTCCGCGCATGTAGCACGGCGTGGCCACATTCATCGCACCGAAGCGCGGGGGCTGGCGGAGGAGAGTGCGGCAGGTCGACGAGCGGCGGAGCGAACTTGCACGCGTCGCAGATGCCGCAGTCGTCGCAGAAGCGCTGCGCGTGACAGGCGGGGCATGGGGCGGTCTGGTGTCGGATGACCCTCATCGTTCGATGGCCCTGAGTACGGCGTTCTCGCTAGACTCGAACATCGCGTCAGCAAAGGTGAAGGCATCATCAGCAATGGCTGCGACTTCGCGATTGCCTTTCGAAGCAATGATCAGTGCCGCCATTGCATGCGCGGCGAAGATGTCGCGGCGATACTCCCGGATGCGATCGGCTACGATCGGAAGCTTGGCGAAAGCTTCCACTGTCGCAGCGGCCTCCTGCATTTGGGTCTTTATCGTGTCCTCGAGCCCCGCTGCTTCGAATAGCCCTGTCACTACCTTCGGTCCGTTCTTCTTCATCACGTTCTCCTAGTTCATCGCCTTCGGTAAAACGAAGCCTCGCTCGATGAGCCGCAGTGCGATGCCCGGCGCATTCCTCAGCGCCTCACTTGCGGCGTAGATATCCTCCCACTTGTCCTTGCCACCCTCTTCGCGGTTGAAGCGCTCCACGAGCGACGTCCACTCGGCGAAGATCGCCTCGCGGTCCTTGACGTCCATGAAGAAGCCGATCGTGATCGTGAACTCGCGGCACTGCGTACGGAGTACTACGCTCATCTGCACCGAGCCGAGGAGGTGCTTGTGCGATTCAGGCGCTTCAACGAGCGGCACGCTCGCAGCGAAGAAGATGTCCGCGGCCTTGAACCCGAGGCGCCGGAGCACCTCGTGCGTGCAGAGCGCTTCAAGGAGGTATGGGTTCTCGGCCATCGATCTTACAGACCGAACCGGTTCGGTTCCGATGTAATGAACGGGATGTCTCCGTTATCGTCGCCGCCACCGAACTCGTCGTCTTCCTTTTCAGGCGTCGTCGTATGCTTGACCGATCCACCGCCGGATGTGCCATAGTTCCGCCGCTCATGCTCAGCGGAATCGCCGCCAAGTCTCTTCCCTCCGGCGAGAACCACGTTGATCACGTTGACCTCGGTCTTGTAGCGCTTGACGCCTTCCTTGTCGTCGTAGCTCGACGTGCGCAGAGAGCCTTCGACGAAGATCGTGGAGCCCTTCACCAGGATCTTCGCGAGGGCCTCTCCGCGCTTCCCCCAGCAAACGCAGGCATGATAGTCAACTCGTTCCTGACGCTCCCGGTTCTTGTCAAGATAGGTCTCGTTCGTGGCCATTCGGAAGTTGAGAACAGCCTGGCCAGCCTGGGTGTATCGGAGATCGCCATCGGCGGTTAGGTTCCCGTACAGCAATACTTTATTTAGTCCGTTCATGTCGAAACCTCCTCGCTCTGCGTCTCTTCCGGCGCATCCTCATCACGCGCTGCCGCAATGAGTCCCTGCACTCTGGAGAGAATCGCCGACAGTATGGCCCCGTTCTTTGCCGCCTTCGTCTCCGCAATGAGACCCTCACGATCACCGTCGTCCGGCACCTGAGGCAGAAGCGTCTCGATGTCCTGCCGGAGCTTTAAGTCCGGTGCCGGGCCTCCTCCAGCGGCACCAGCCCGCATCGCTCGCTCGAGGTCGACCCACGTTGCCGGCAGAATGGGCGGCAGGTTGGCGCGGTTCTTTGCGTAGTGCTGCGGTGTCTCGCGCGTACGCAGGATGCGCGCCTTGTAGCTGGCCACTGATTTCTTGCTCTTGGCGATCGTGACCTTGGCGTCCCAATCTACGAATAAGCAATGATCGGACCAAGCTCGCCACATATTGCGGAGAGCAGCGAGAGCCTTGCCGTTGCCCTGAAGTTGCAGGTCGTACTTCGTCCAAGTCTCTCCGGTCTCGCCGATGGTCTCGGTCACTTCCGAAGAGTGAGCGATGACCCATACGTGAACGCCGGCCGCTCGGATGAGGTCGAGTTCGTCTTGGACGCGCTGCCACAGCGGGACCGCAGCCAGCCATACCTGACTGAACTCCTTGCCGCCCATGCTTGACACGTTCTCGCTGTCGCAGGCCTGCTTATTGACGAGCCGTTCTATGCCGGTGAGCCCATCAGTCACGAAGTGTCGGAACCCATCTTGTTTGGCATAGTTTTCGCGAAAGTCCTGCATGTCCGCGATCAGGTCGCCGTACCTGGTCGGTCGATTCGCGAACCTAGCAATGTCGTCGACGTGAGCCTTCGATGCACCCTCAAGGCCCTGCTCGATGGACTCGAAAAAACATTTCGGAATGGTGGACGCTAGGAACGTCTTCCCGATGCCACTTCGTCCAGTGAGGATGAACGCGTGCGGTTGCTTCGGCGCACCCTTCACGACTGCGTTGCGTACCTTGCGTGCTGGCGCCTGTGCTGCTGTTCCGTTAGTCGTCGTTGTCATTGGTCTCTGCTCCTCCACAAGTCTCTTGAGCGCATTATCGAACCTGGCTTTCTGCTCCTCGGTAGGTGCGATGGACTTTAGCGGCGGCGGCTCTTCGGCAACATCGCTGGCCGACGCCAGGCATCGCTCAGGGTAGTTGTCGCCGTCGCCTCCATCCTGCGGTCCCGTGTCGTATGCATCCTGCTCCTCGCGACGGCGCAGTTCATCCGGACATCCTGGCGCACACGGCTCCGCCACCGCGCTGCATCCCGGACATACGTGTGGCGCATCCTCCATCTCCGCATCATTCGCCGGCTCGGTCGGCTCCACCTTCACCACGCGCGTCCTAGATAGTGCCTCATCGATCGGAATAGGCAGGTTGTACCTCAGCGACACAAGTTGACGCGTCAGTTTCAGCCGCTCCTCGCTATCGATGAGCGACCGCTTCGCTTGCTTATGCGACCGCACTGACGCGCTTAGGTCAACGCCAGGATCTTTCGCTGCCGCAACCACCTGGGTGAGCGACCAGAACCGCGTCAGCAGATTCGCCGCTCCTTTTTCGCCGATTCCTGGGACGCCTGGGATATTGTCGGACGTATCGCCCACAATGGCGAGCCAGTCCCCAATCTGGCTGGGTCGCACGCCGAACTTCGCCCGCACATCAGCCTCACGCATCAGGAGGCCTGTGCGCTCGTTGAGCATTGAAACGCGATCACAGATCAGGGCGGCAAGGTCCTTGTCCGCTCCGCAAATTATGACGTCGACCTTCCGCTTCTCCGCTGCCGTCGTGGCTGCGCTCGCAATCACGTCGTCGCCCTCGTGATTCGTCGCCATCCACACCGGGAACCCCTCACGCGTCAGGACTTCGATGGTGCGTGCGAGTTGCTCCTTTGCGCCTGGCGGCTTCGCCTTCCGAGTCGCCTTGTACTCGGGGTACAGCTCGTACCTCCAGTTGCCGTTCGGATCGTCGCAGCAGATCCCGATGCACGGGTAGTCCTCCGCCCACCGATGGATACGAGAGATGGTTGCCTCGGCCGCTTCGTCGGGAGCCGACTCCTTGTTGGTGGCGTGCCATGCGTGCCAAAATACCGCACTTAGATCAACCAAAAATAGCGTCTGATTCTTCGTTTCGGTAAACGAAAGACGAAGCGGCTCTGAGACATCGTCCACAGTTAAGGTCATGAATGTCTCACCTTTCGTGGCCGACCTATTGTCCTAGAGATTGGCTTCAGCTCACCGGATTGGATCATTTCTTCGATGCGAGCCCGAGCCTCTCTCACTTCTTGGCTAGATCGGCGCTTCCTCCGATTGAGAGCCTGTTCTGCCGGCGTTGCCCAACGACAATTGTCCGGACTGTAACCCCTATAGTTGTCAATTCTCTCGATACTCAGCCCAGGCGGCCTTTCGCCCATGTCAGTCAAGAAGTTCTCGAACTTACGCCACCGTTCGCAGACGGTGACGTTCTTGTACCACTCACGTCCAACTATACCGCCAGATCCAGTGGCGCGAGCAATCATGCCACCCCAAATACGATACGTCGGGGTCTTGGTCATACCATGTGTATGCCAGGGGTCGATTTTGGTCTTCTTGACGTTTTCTCTTGAAGATTCGGAGTGAAGACATCCGCAAGATCTTTTTCGACCATACCTCAAGACACGCGTCTCACTCGTTGTGTACTTGCCGCATTCGCAAAAGCATAACCACAGCCATGCGCCTCTCTCTTTCCCGGCAAGAGAGACAACCGTTAGTCTACCAAACGTTTCGCCGATCAGGTTTGCTAGAACGGGCATTTGTCTGATCCTTCCTCATTCTGCGTCTCTCGTAGAGAGAGACGGAGAGCGGGGGTCGGGCCCACAATGCCGAGGCAGGCCTCGCAGCACAGCGGGTCCGGCGAATAGCCGGGGCCGTGCGCCTCGCAGTGGTCCCCCAACTCAGGACGGCAGCGGGAGCAGCCGCCGCATTGCTCGGGGCAGGAGGCGTAGGTCATCGTGACGGCTCCGGCCATCGGCGCTTCCGCCACATGCGCGAAGCCTGCGGGCGTGGGTCGCGGTTGGCGCCGTAACCGCTTCCGCCTACTTTCTTGTCGTACGGATGCTCTACCTTGCCCTGCACAATATGGAAGAGCAGTTGTGCGATTGGCTCACCGCCGAAAACGATGACCGGCTCTACCACCGTAATCTCTAATGTCCATGCCCCGACGAATCCAAGATCCCCGACGCCGGCCGTGCAATGCACCGATATTCCGAGGCGTGCAGCTCCGCTTGTTCCTTCGAGTACAGGTACATACGGGCCCGAACTCGTCCACTCGACCGTCGAGCCAAGGTATAGCGTGCCAGGAAGCAACTCGAAGCAGTCGTCGATGTCGAAGTGGTGGAGCTTCTGTTCGCGCTCGGTCGTCAGCGTGCCAGTGATGTGGTCGTCGCATTCGATCGTCGCGAGGTGCCTAGACAGATGCAGGTCGACGCTGTTCGAGCCGATCGCCCACGGCGCCATGGGGTCGATGACGATGTCGCCTCGGTCTATCGCGGCGCGGATTGCGGAGTCGGCCAGGATACTCACGGCCGCCCCTTCGCGCACTCGGTGATGCATTGCTCGAGTCCTTCGGCGAGATGCTTCTCGAGGTCGCGCATGAAGACCGAGATGGAACGCATCGACTGAAGCTCGAACCGGAGCTCACTGTTCTTCTCGAGCAGCTCCGTCTCGCGGTCGGTGAGGCGTTTCAGTTCCTCGCGCAGGGAGGCCAACTCGTCGGCGTCGATGGTGGCGATCATTGCGGCACCTCCCATTCTGTCGTCATGACTAGCATCTCGTTAGGCCCGAGACCGGTTGGCGGCTCGGACCCAAGGTCGCTCAGGTCGAAGACCGGCTTACCGAGCCGCTTCGCTTCTTTCCCCTCGACGGTCATCCCCGGCGACACGCGCCCGCCACAGAGCCATACCTCGTCGCAGCGAGCGACGAGAGCTACATCGATCGACGCCGGAAGCTCCAGGTAGATCCGTAGCCCGGTGAAGTCACGGTGAGACTCGTCCCATTGCCCAGAGAGGATGATCCAATCTGCTACCGGTGCGACACCCTGCGTCTCTGCGGCCCATGCCACCCAGCGTGAGGCCTTGGCGCGGTTTGACTCGCGGTCCGGACCGGCGCCTAGCGCATGTGCGATGTAAACGACCTTCTTCTGCGTGCCAGGTCCGTAATGCGTATCGAGCTGCGCGAGCATCTTCCGGAGCACCGCGCGCAGGTCGCGCTTGCCCCAGAACGTGACGGCAGACGAGTCGTCGTCGCCAGGCCGGTGCATGAACGGTCCCTGGACGTTCCGCGTGGTCTCAGTGGGAGGCTCCGCGTAAGCGCTGTTGACCGCTGGCGTTGGGCCCGCGAGGTACACGTCTTTCGGCAGGGACGCCGGAAGCTCCAGGTAGATCCGTAGCCCGGTGAACTCGTGACCGTCGATAGTCTTCGAGATGATCTCGACGCGCTCGGTCATCTCTTCTGCGTACACGTTGACTCTCATCTCATCTTCCCCAATCTCTCGGCCACAACCGAGTCAGTAACCGCTGCTCCGTTCCGGATGTCTCGCGCCAGGTCGAACATCTTGTCGGCGACCTGCTCGCCGGACCATCCGCGTCCCTTGAGCGCCATCGCCCACGTGTGGATGTACTCGGCGGCGCATTCGCGCTCCTCTGACGGGGATCGCCACGCTCTCATCGCGAACACCTCTGCGCGTACGGTTCTTCAGCAATTGTTGCTCGCAACAATGCCTTGACGGCGTTGTCGTACGCGTCTGACGCCGGGTCCGACAGCTTCCAGTCGGCGATCCGTTTCAGTAGATAGGCGACCATCGCTTCACGCTCGTCGGCGAACATGAGGTCGGAGGAACCGTTCCCGCTCATATGGAGCTGCTGACAGATCTCGCTGAGCGGCTCGTCTACGGCGGTCATCGCAACCCAAAGGCCGAACGAAGGCCCTGCGCGATCTGCCCGCCGAGGAGTTCATCGCACTGCTGACGGAACCTCTTCTTGGCCGCCTCGATCTCGTCAGCAAACGGTTTCTCGAGCTGCTTACGGATGGCCTCCGCGATGAGGCCCTGCATGTTGGTGCGCTGGTAACCGTCCGACCCCTTGATCCAGTCCGCGATCATCTCCGGGAGCCTTTTGGTGCCACACGGCTGGCCATAGTTGGAAAACATCGGCCACCCGTCGTCGAGGATTTTTTCGATACGCGGTGCGAGTCGGGCTCGAATCTCCTCCTTGGCGATCTCGTCGACATGCGAGGCAACTCTCTTCTCGATCTCAGCCTTGACGGCGCGCCTGATGGCCTGATCGATCACGTGCTCACGCACGTGGGTAATGTCAGCCGTGGCCGAGACGGTGGTCCCTTCCTCTTTGGTGCTGACGTGGCAATTCAGTCCGCCCATTTCCTCATCGTCGTCGTAATTCACGGGTATGCCTCCTGTTCGTCGTCGCACTGACACCAATACTCGCCGCAGTACGAGCACTGCGTCTCGTACGTCTCTACGATGCCATCATCGCAGTAATGGCAGTATCCCATAGGTTGGTTGCGATCGTCTCGGCCTGTGCCGCCGCAGTCCGTGCACTCGTCACGACGCGCGATCACGCCGGGCGACACCTCTCGATAGCTGAGGCTCACAGCTTCTTCCTTCCGTCGTCCACGATCTCGAGACGCTCTTCCTCAGCACACTGCGCATGCACGACGTGATCGTGCCCATCGGGCCCACGGACGACGCGGTGGAAGTTGGCGTGCAACTTACGTGAGCACACCCAGCACCAGCGAATCGGCGGCTTCTTTGCGATGCCGGCGCCGCTCATCCGAAAAGCTCCATGCTGAGCCGGTCGTTCTCGGCGAACAGTTTGGTCAATTCAGCTTGTGCGGCCATATGAATGGCCCATGCAGTTGCAGAGCCATCAAGCGGCTTTTTGATTTGGGCGAGTTCCGCCTTCTGCTTCGCTTGGTTCTCACGAATGAGCCGGTCGAGCCTGGCAGCACGAAGTTCCTCAACGAACCTGCCGCGGTCAAGAAAGGCGCCGCACCTATTGAGCGCCGCGATAATGTCGTCCTCACGGTGGGTCTTCATCTGCTCTTCTCCAGTTCTGCTCTGCCCACCTGCGTTGTTCGGTAGGTCCCCGCCAGCACGTCATGCTGCTCAAGGAGGCCTGTCGGCACGAGGCACACCGCCACATTGAACGGGACCTTGCCTGGCTCGTCGAGGCACCGGGCCAGGGCGGCGCGCTGCGCCTTGGTGAGCGGGGGAGTCATGAGGCCACCAAAAAGAGCGACCTACGCGCCCTCGTGACGGCCACGTAGTACAGGTTGTCTTCCTCGACACTGGGCCGTTTCCGGTACGTCGATTCAAGAACGAACACCCGGTCCCTCTCGAGGCCCTTCGCCTTGTGCGTCGACGACAGAACAATCTTCTCCCCGCCGTCATCAGAAAACAGGTTCTCAATTCGGTCAAGAACCTCCTGAACCGTCCTGGCTCCTTCGCAAAGAGCGAAAAGCGTCTCGGCTCTGTCGTCCGCGGTCGTCGTGTCCCTGTTTTTCAGGACGAGCCGCTTACATTCCTCCGTTCGCCATTCGACAACGTAGGCGATAAATTCCGACACGTCGCAACACTTCGATCGCTTCACGAACGACGCAAGCGAAGCGCCGATGTCCCGGCCCTGGATGTTTGCGCGACGCCCCGCTTTCAGGAAGTACATACAGATCGAGATAAGCGGCGAGTTGGCTCTCGACAGGACGAAGTCGCCCGGCGTGGCTTCGTTCAGCATTAGTTGAGCCGGTACGTACCTGAAGACTTGACCCTCTTCGGCGTTGGGGGCCCATTCGATGTCTGGAACGATGGTCCTCGCCTCCGCAGTAATAGACTTCGCGCACCGGTAGGTTACCGATAGAGGCAGCACGTGAGCGTCGAGGCGATCGATGACGTTCTGAACCGCGTTCTCGTCAGCTCCACGGAATCCGTAGATGGCCTGCCTGTCGTCGCCCACGGCGCATATTCGTCCGGTCGTTTTGACGGCCTTGAGAGCGAGAGAAATCTGGTTCGGGTTCAGATCCTGCGTCTCGTCAATGAAGACACGGTCGAACTGCAACGTCTTCAGGTCGTGGACCACAGGCAGCCAGACCATGTCATCAAAGTCGATCGAGCCGTCGACCTTCTTGCACATCGCCATGATCTCGAGAACGTCGACGATGAACTCATCCCGTTCTTTTGCGGTTGTCCCGGTATCGAGTTGGAATCTGTCGATGATGCAGTCGATCTCTTCTGGCGTCGTTGCTAGGCACCCCTTGGCGAGCGACACGCACTTCGCAAGCGATCTCTTAATCGGAACGGTCCCGAACGCTGTCCCGCGAATCTCATCGCAGAAGACGTCGACACGACGGCTGTCTACCTGAAGACGACCAAAGGCGCTAACGCATGCCTTGAGTCCGAACGAATGAAGCGTGGATACGTAGACGCTTCGCGGAGCACGGCCCCTCAACTCATCGGCGATCGATTTGTTGAACGCAGCCATGAAGGCTGAGAGTCCAGGTGGAACGAAGGTGAGCGCCTTCATAATGGTCGACGTCTTGCCGCTTCCGGCTCTCGCGACCACGACCGTGTGACCGACGCCTTCAGCCACGTCGCGGAAGATTGCTTGCTGGTACGCGCTCCACTCTCGTTCGTCGGTCACTTGAGTCCTCTCAGTATCTCTTGAATCGCTTCCTCGCAAGAAGAGGTCTTGCAAAGATCCGAAAACCTGACGCACACAGGACACGTGCACTGACGTTTCATCAAGTGCTCTCGATATGCGGTGTCCTTCGATTGGGTCGGCGCCGGACCTAGTCTCGCAAGGATCCCTCGAGCGCCGGCAGCCATAGAAATACGCTGCGCCTCCTGTGATGGCCAGTACGGGTCTCGGTCGTCGTCGATCATGAGCCCATCTCCACAACCGCGTCGTACGCACGACGTGCCCATCCGCCTCCGTAAGAAGACTCGGCCTCAGATTCGGTCATCCAGGTCGTAATGATGGTTGGGCGATCTGCGTTATGGCGGCCCATGACTATTCTGCCAACCGGATCAGATAGCTTTCCGGGTTCCACGTTGTCGAGTACAAGCAGGCTCGCGTTTCGAGCCCGGCGAAGAAGACCAGCGTCTCTATCTTCGTCAGCCGCCCATCTATTGGCGGCTTCAATAAGCTCCGGAGCCGACACGAAGTACGCACGTCGGGCATGCTCCACTTCAGAGAATGGACGATCATGTCGAGCCCAGTCGTGAAGTCGTCGAAGGACGGCGCACGCAAGCGATGTCTTGCCGCTGTTCTTCGGACCCACGAACACCGTTCCGATACCAAGCGGTTTAGGGAGGTCCAGGACCGCTCGAATCGATTTGGGTCCACACCGCTTCAACAGAAGCTCGTTTCCGAATTTTGCCCATTGGAAATGCGGCGGAATCGATTCCCGAGCTGGACGCATCGTTTTCTCGAAGGCTTGTCGGTCCCACTCGGCAGAGCACGCGTCGCAAGCACCAGGATGTCCTACCGCTGCCCCGCAGCGACATGTGAACGGACCTCTGCGTCCAAGAAGGCCGGTGAGACCAGGAGTATGTGCTTCGGTTTCAGAAAGGTCGTTCATCGGTGTCCTTGTCGAGACGGGTTAGATCCGGATTCTCGCCGGTCACATGTTTGGCGGTGGAGTTGCCGCCAGGCTGAACCGGTGGAAGCCATGGAGCTCTAGATCCGGTTGGCTTTTGCTTCACCGTAGAGAACATCTCCACATGCTTGGAGTCGCGCATGGCCAGGTCGAATGATGTGTGACCGTTCTCGACGTGGAAGGTCGAGACCCATAGGCCGGAGGCGGCGCTCTTGAGCGTCTCCATGGAGTGGCCCTCCTTCAGCCTGGTCCTAACAAGACGGCGACGGGCGTCGGTGAGCTTAGGCTCGGCTCCCTTGCCGACGTGTCGTCTCCACCCTTCGATGTAGGCGTTGAAGACGGCGGTGGCAGGTGAGCCTGGGTCCTGGTCGACCTCCGTGGCTTCTTGACCCTTTGTTTGTTGGTCGGAGGTCGGAGGTCGGAGGTCGGAGGTCGGAGGTCTCGCGCTACGTAGCGCGCGCGTACGCGCGAGGGAAGGGGAAGGTTGAGAGACTTCGAGGTCCTCGTAATTTCTCGGAGGAAGCTCGAGAACCTCTGAGACATCACGAGAAACTTCTTCTAAGTCATCGTTTTTGTTGAAGTTCAGATCCGCAACGCGTCCTGAGAGTCGCTCTCCGTCGATGAAGCAGTCATCGGTCGGGACAGGAACACGAGGTTGGCCCGGATTGTGTATCTTCTGGTGAGTCTTCCAGCCCTTCTCTTTGATCTGGGCATATACCTGCCCACCTACCTTGTACCTTCGGATGAACCCCTTGTGGGCGAGCTCGACCAACGCCTTGTCGACGTCGCCCATCCGGCCGGTGTCTTGCCAGATATTCGACGCAAGGAAGCGCGCAGCCGCCCTGAAGCGGCCGTGGTCGTCCGCGAGCACCCAACTGCCGACCCAGAGCCTCCAGGCCGTGTCGGTGAGCGCGCAGGCTTCCTCGTCTTCGAGGACCTCGGGCTTGATGGTGCGGATGCGGCCAGCCATTTAGTTGGCCTTCCGATGGTCAACATCCTGCTGCTCAAGCTCAAGTGAATACTTATCCAGACTGTCTTGGAGACCTTCCTCTATCGAGTCTGTTGGGTCATTGCCCTCAGACAGATCTGAGGTCAGTTCTTCCGAAGCGATCTTGTATTCGCGACGTGAAACTACCTCGGCCAATATTTCTTCCATTTCGTCGTGTGAAATTTCGTAATGATTGTCTGGCCAGAAGTTCTGCCTACATTTTGGGTCTCCTGCCATGACGCCATCGATAAAGGCAACAAGTTCTGGGCCAGGATCAAACCATTCTCCGTGGCGCCTATACTTGGAAAACCGTTCATGCAGTTCACGCTCCCTTGATGGGAGTACATCAAAAATAACCGCCACAATTACAAGCTTCTCATGATTTCCTGTCTGTAACGACGCTGACCGATCGTGAGGGTTTCCTGACGTAAATCCTATTTTGATCGGGCCGGTTTCCGATGCGCGAATGAAGTAGACCGATCCGCTCACAGTTTCCTCCTTAATGCGGCCATGACAGTGGTGTGATCTCTGTCCATAATGAGACCGATTGCCGGGTAGCTGAGCCCTTTTGCTCGCAGAAGACGCATCGTTTCGTGACGGGCTCGGGCTACGTGAGCCATTCGGCTCGACGACGCGATCTCGTGAATAGTCGTCGCATGAACAATCGCGATCTTCTCCACCTGCTGGAGAAGACCACGCCGCATCAGCCGCTCCTTCAGAACCTCGCCCGTCACGGCCTCGACCCCTCCGGAATCGTCGTGCACGCGATCCGACGGGCTAGGGCCCGTCTCACGCAATCGTCGGTTCCCGACGACTTGCCACCCGCCCTGAAAGCCCACACCCGACCTGGCCGTCCTATCCTGAGCATGCGCTCGTTGCGCATGGGTCCCGCTGAAGGCCAGCGGCCGTCCTGCTCTTCCACGGGGAACCGCACCACCTTGAACCCAAGGCTCTGCGCCACCTCGTCAGCGATGGCGTCGGCGCCATCTGGGCACGCGCCGTGGATGACGTGCACGCCCTTCGGCACGGTGCGAAGCCATGCCTCGATCGTGAGGTGGCATGTCCAGTGGCGGGAGCCTGTGATGGCGAGAACTTTGTTCATGCCGACTCCTCCAGTCCTTGCTCGAGTGCTCGAAGCTCTCGAACTCCGTCGGCGACGAGTTGCGCAGCCTTCTGAAGGGACAGAGAATTGGACTCGAGCGCGTCAGCGACATACAGCGGTCTGCGCCCGAGGACGCCGGCTACAGCCTTGCCGATGCGTCCGCTGTTGTACTCGTCGATGTGGACGCCTGAAGCCTCTTCGAAGTCCTGAATACGCTTCAACGCCGAGTCGAGCGACCTCTTGAACGATTCTGCCGTGTAGTCGACCGACTGACGCCTCATGCGGTTCTCGACTTCGAGATCAACCGCATCGCAAATCGTCTTGTCCACCTCGCTCTTCGGGACCGTGTTCGACGTCGCCGCCCGTAGAAGAGCGCCCAGGAACCCGCGCGTGATCGGTTGCACCTCTTTCGACATGACCGCCTCGCGGGTCAGCCTCAGTTCCTCTCTTTTTTCTTGGACGACGTAGAGCCCCCATGTTGGCGGAAGCTCCCCGAGTTCCACGACGCCAGGGGCTGCGGCCACGTTCCAGAAGTCGCAGAACCTGCTGATCTCCTCAGCCTTTTCGGGCTGGTCGAGCTCCGCCTTCCAATCGCTTCTTGAACGCTTGATCTCGAAGCCGGATAGCGTGAGCCCACGTGACGGCCACAGCGACATGACGATGGCGTCTGCGGTACGCGTGCGCGGGCCGTACCCCGTTTGGTTGCGTACCTGTGACAGGACGACGTAGGCGCTCCCGGAGAACTTCTTCCGGATGAGCGACATGATCGACTGCTCGGTGTGGATCACCGCGACCTCCACTTGCACCGCTCAAGACAAAAGAACTGCGTGCAGTCGTAATATGGCTTCGCAATGAGGTTCTTAGCCCATCGGCGGCGCTTGCAATTCCAGCATTGGATCAGTTTGCGTGGGCTATACTCCGTTACAACCGGACCGTGGGACCACGCATCAAACACGAACCTCGTGGCGGGTTGCGAAGGTGTGGTGTAGATGTGGACCGCGCTCATTCCCCCATCCTCCCCATAAGCTCCGCCACCGTGCCCACCAGTTCCGCCGCGCGTGGTTCGCACCCGATCGCCACGCACGCAATGGCTCGCGCATCGAACCAGTTCCTTGCCTCGGCATCGTAGACCGTGCCCATGTGCTTGCACTTGAACCGCCATGTCTCAACCGCCCCGGTCGGCTGCGACACATGCGGATACAGGTCCTTCGCGGTCACGGCTTCCCCCAATCACGGAACCACTTCTCTGCCGCTTCTACAGGCAGGCGGATGTCGCCGTACTCTGTCCGCACGCGACCCTGTCGAAGCGCCTTCTCGTCGCTGGCGCTCCATACGCCATGTCGGCCTCGTGAAGTCCTGGCAACGCGCTTCGCTTCGTCGGTTGCGGCCACAGCGCGGGCCGCAAGGATGGCGCGTTCGATGGTAGTCTTCATGTTCGCAACGCTGCTTCCAGGTATGACTTGAAGATCTGGGCCGTCTTCTTACCGATCGCTGCGCGCGCCTCTCGGCTGTCAACGATCTCTCCGGCACCCTCGCGCAACACATCATCCGTCATCGCCGAGATCACGTCTCGCATGCGACGCATGTCCACATCGCCGATCTTATCGAGAACATGCTGAAGCCGCGTCGGAGTCACCCATTCGAAGGCGATGGCTTCGGCGTCCGATAGAATCTTCATCTTCTCCGGGTCGACCACTTCGCGAGGTGTCACCGTCTCGCGCTCCTCGGCTCGCTTGTGCTTTGCGATGACCCGCTCGTCGTCATTGAAGCGCACCTCGATGAGCGGACGCAAGACGACACCTTCGCGCGGTTTGCTCCCTTCGATGCCGTTGCGCCGAGCCTGCTCAGACGGGGCGTCACGCTCGGCATCTAACGCCGCAAGATCGGTTGCCACCTTGACGAAGTGTACGAACTCTAGTGTGAGTTGTTCCGTCACGAGTTGTACCGCTTGCGGGACTGCGAGCCATACGTCGCCAACCTTCACGTCGAAGGCGACGAACTTCAGCGACGATCCGTACCGCCACGCCTGCTTCTGCTGGCTTCCACCGTACGCTTCACCGTAGACAGTGACGGACGGGTGACCCATCTTCTCGAACGCTGGTATGAGGCCCACGTGATCGACGGCCTTGACGAATCGGCTCTGGCTCTCACCTCCGGGTGAGAACGTGAGCGTGCCTTGATTCCACGATAGGTGCGCTGACGTACCGTGGATCTTTTCGAGCGCGTAGCATTCGCGAAAAAGAAGGATCCGCTGGTCCTTGTAGAGATTATTGATATGCATGTAGCCCATTTACTTTGCCCCCTTCGCGCTGCGCTCATTATAGGCGCCTCCAAACACCAAAAGGTTCTTCGCTGCATCGGCCCTTTTGATGGCCTGCTTCGTCGGCGGCGGCTTGTAGCCGGCGAGTTTCCGAGCCTTGTCGACACACTTCAGGCATATGAGTTGCGCCGACTTGCCTACCAGCTTGCCGAAGCCGTCGAAGCGGTCCACCTCGACGAGCGGATCCGGCAGACGAGCCGTGCAGAGCTTTTCGCAGCGCTCGCACTTGAGGTTTTTTTTGCTAGCCATTGTCGGAACCTCCGACGCATTCGCCGATGGATCGGAATGCCTTGGTGAATTTTGAAAGCTCGATCCCAACGGCCACAATGGCGCTAGAATGCGTAGGCGAGTCGCCTTGCACGATCTCGTCAGCCGGCATCCCGGCAAGTTGCGCCATTCGGCGGGCCTCTGTGCTCGATAGCTTCCTCTTGGCCTGCTTTCGCACTAGAGCAGCAATGGCGTCGGCGGCCGTACACATATAACGGACTCGACCCTTCGGAATGCAGAAGGGAAACCCCATCATGGAGACCGACCAACCTTGCGCCTGCTGGAGGCTCTCTACGCTGTACGCGACGTAGCAAAGTTGGAATCGTCGTTCTGAAACCGAGCGTAACTCTGCCTCCGTGTCACGCTCCACCATGGCTTTTCCCCACCATTCTCGAGGTGGTGACGGTGGGTTGTGGAAGACGCGACCACGCCACGGCAGTCGTAGTCCGTCCTGACCGTTCTTGAGTGAGTAGAACTTCTTCGCCTTCACGAGACGATTCGCTACCGAGCAAGACGCGGGGTCGAGGTCGATCTCGCCACCCATGGCTTCTCGAGCGGCGTTGCAGATGGGCTCCGGCGAGAACCACTCGCTCGATGTCACCGAGTGAAGCGCGGAGATTGTCCGCTCTTCGTGAGTCTGCGTCACATCGCCCCCTTCGCCGCCTGGAAGCCGCTCACCACCGCGTCGATCTCGTTCTGCTGAATCGAGCACCCCTTCTGCGTCCAGCACCATTCGCCATCGATCAGTCGCTCGATGCGCAGCTCAAGGAAGCGCCGCTTCGTGTGTTGGAAGAGCCGCACACGCACGTTCTCGTGGCGCTCGCCGATCCAGAGCGTCTCGCCGGGGTCGTCGTACGGCCGGGGGCTGTGCTTCGCGGCCCACGCAGCTCGGCGCTTCGACTTGTTCGAGTTGGGGTCCCTTGGGTGAACTATCGGGCCTTTCGGCTCCTTCGGCTCCTTCGGCTCCACTGGAGGCGTTACGATAGGAACCGAAGCAGGCGTCGGCTTACGAGCGGGCTTGCCTTCAGGAACGACGTCGAATACGATCTTTCTCGTCATCAAGACTCCATTGACGCCTGCTCCTCCGCGAGAGTTGAGCGGGCGTTTCGCTTTTATACGACCAGGATCACGCCGAAGTCAAGCGCTAGAACTCCCACCCGCCCCCGTCCCGGCACCGACCTTCGTGCCCCTTCGGTCGGGCGCAGCGCACCCTCTCACGATGCCCGATGCGCGGACGTAGATGCCGGTTCCACGAACGCTTGGTTCGTCGCCGAGAAGACGCTCATCGGCGCATTGTAGGTCACTCATTTTGTACCCACGATCCGACGTCGCGCTTCCTCGATGAGCGCGCAGGCTCTATCAAGCCCGATGTTCGCAGCTGCCTGGAGGAACTGAACCTCGTGGTCGCCGCTTAACGAGAACGCGGTCGCTAAACCTCCAGCGAACGGAGTAAAGAACGGGCGCGATTGCGAGAGTCTGTCGAGCCGCTTTTGCAAGTCGGTGAACCCGGGAGGTGATTCGAGCTTCGGCAGAGTCGACGGCGGGACCTTCGCTTTCTTCGGCAAGTTCATCACCGCGCGCTTGCGCATATGGTGACGCACGACGCCGACCTGCTGTCGTGTGATCTCGAAGCCTTCTCTGCGACCCTGACTGATGACCGCTTCCGGTTCGACGGACAACGGCAGCGACTTGATGAAGGCACCCGGTGATGGCCGATGAGCCTTAGGTTTTTTTGTTTTCATCGCAACGCCTCCCTCACGGCCCTCGCCACGTTCGGCCACGCCTTGAGCAACGCAGCCGTTCCGTCGCCGGTAACGATGCGCATCAGGCGATGCGCGAGCTCCTCTGGCGATTCCGGATCCACGTCGTCGTCCTTCGTCGGCGCAAGGGCTTCGCACACGGCGCGGACCTTCGCCCGGCTGAGCGGACCGCGCTCCTCGGGCTCGGTTTCCCCTCGAGCGACGCGCTTCACCGCCTCGACGGCCTTCGTACCCTTCTTACCCTTCGCGGCTGCGATGGCCGCAGCTCGCTTCGGCGGAGCGACCTCGGCAATGGCCTTCGCGGCCTCGGTTGTCACGTCGCCGGCTTCGACTGCATTGAGCGCTTCGTCGCCAGCGTCGGTGAGCTTGGCCCACCCCGCGAGGGTTGCCGTGCTCACACCGAACGCCGAGGCGATCTCCCGCTCGGGGCGCTTTCGCTCGCGCATGCGCTGGGCAAGCCTCGCGCACTGGAGCGGCGTGAGGGCCTTCTTCCGCGCGTTCTCGATGATTGCTGCCGTGAGCGGATCGGAGCCCACCTCCGCGATCAGGCAGGGGACTAAGATACGCATCTTGCCTTTGAGGTTTTTGTTCACCTCGCGCGCCCACCTCACGCGGTGACGTCCGTAGCTGACGAAGTTGCGGGTATCGCCCCGGAGACGGCGGATCTCGATCGGGATGCGCACCCCGTGATCCCTGACCGATTGGACCATCTCCGGATCCAACGGGTCGTTGATACGGTCGTCGGAGAGCTCCGGAAAGTCCTCGACGGGGCAATCGATTCCGACGATGACGAGGTCCTCCGGGTACTTGTCTCCGCCCGCGAACTGCCCTTCGAATCCGTACGTTTCTTTTCGGTTGCTCATGCGTTCTCCTTATCGAATGAGTATCTCTACCTGGCTGAACGTCTTGGCGCCGTTGACCCAACGGACCTGCATGATCTCGTAGGTCTTGCCGGCGATGGCCACCGTGTGGCCCTTTTGCGGGATCGAGCGGGAGTAGGTCTCCACCTTGACCTTCTCGTCGGCGGTATAGAGGACGATCTTCACGGCTTTCTCCACTTTCGCGCAGTGCGATCCCACACGAACCCACCCCACGCATTGAGCGCATTGAGGTTCGGGCCGGCGCCCTCGTCGGTTGCTGCGCACTTGACCCACCGCCCGCCTGGCTCGGGCCATGTGCTGCCGACCCATCGCGACCAAAGGCCGTACTCGCGGCATTCGGCCGTGCCGGGCCATTCGCCGGTCCACACGTCACGGCCGCCGTACTGCGATACCTCAGTATCGTACGCCGCCCACATCTTGTCGGAGGCGCCGCCGCTAAAGATGTCGGGGTGGTCCTCCTCGAGCGTGTCGGACGGCATGCTCGAGCAGCTCCGGCTCGCAGTGTTCCGCTTGCTCGCGGTGCACTTGATCGGTCGTTTTCACGGCCCCTCCTTCGGAAGAGAATCGATCAGTGCGAGACACATCTCGCGCCACGTCTTGACCGGGCGACCATAGACCATGAGGGCATAAAGCGGCAGATGATCGACGCACCACCAATGCGTTACGAGGTTTTCGATGAGAACGTAAAACGTACGGTCGGGCCTGAAGTGGACAACGCCCGTATCGATGAAGCAGATCTTGGCCACCTCCCCACCGCCATTGCCGCGATACACGTCCCCTCGGGCCTGCCAACGTTGACCGGGGGCCGGCACCGTAGGATCGGGATCGTTTGAGGAGAGCAATCGGTGCGCGTCGCTCACGGATTCCACCCTTCCACGAGGTCAGCGGCCTGAAGAAGCCCCGCGGCGCGATCGTCGGGGATGAGTTGTCCCATCACGTTCAACGAAGATCCGGCGTACGCCTTCGCCAGCTTCCTCAAGTGCGCCGCGAGCTTCTTCCGAAAGTCGTCGGGCCGCTTCGCGCGCTTGTCCGCGCACGCGCCGCACACGGTCGCGGCCTTGCCGCACGCGCACTTCGCGACGGCTTTCGGCGCTACGACCGTGAGACCGGCACTGACGCACGTGGCGCACACGAGCCCGGTGCCCTTCCCGACGATGACGGCCTTGGTTCGAACGCGGCATGGGTTGCCGCAACAGGAGCATTTCATGGGGATCCCTCCGTAAGAACAGCATCAGCGAGATCTGAAAGATCGACATAGCGCTCTATGCGTCCGCGCTTGCATAAAAGAAGCGTTGCGCGGCTGTTTTCGATTCGCCACACGAGCCATTCTTCGCCGTTGAACAAGACTCGTTTTCCTAACAACTCCTTCGGTCCTTTCACGGCTTCCCTACAGTCCCGCGCGCGGCGTCCAGAGCGTCCGTGAGCTCGCGGACCTTCTCAGAAAAGGCGAAGGCCTCGGCGAGGAGGGCATCGCGTTCGGCTTCGACGCGGGCGAGTTCGGCGCGAAGATCCTTTATTTGGCGGTCGAGAACGCGCTCGAGAAAATCTTGTCGATTGGTCATTGATTCCTCTCAGGCGCGTACAGAAAGCGTTTCCCTCGCACAGTTGGTCCCGGCTCCCAGCCCGCAGCGATGTAACAGAAGCCAGGATTACTCGAGCGAATCTCCTTTACGCCGATCTCGGTGCGCAGGCGCTCCTCGGGAAGGGCACCATAGCGCTCGATCCATTCTTCGTAGGTTCGCTCGGTCGCCTCTCGAATCAGGTCAGACGAGAGGTCAGCGCCTTCGTTCCGAAAGAGCATGTTTCGCCACAGGTATCGAGGTTTCGGATCGGCGACTCCGACGCGTCCGCGGCTCCCTCCGCTTCCTTTCGCTGACGGAGTGCGCTGGTAGACGCAAGCCCATACCGCTAGTCCCGTGCCGTGCACGAGAACGACCTCGCGGCCTACCCCGGTGAACGTGTTGGATCCGGGCGTCCGTCGCGAGTAGTGCGGACCGAGACCTTCGCAAAGGCCGTGCCCGTCCACGACGTCAAGCGCTCGGCGGTCCGATGAGGAAGAGAGTAACCAGGTCACACGAGCCTCGTTTGACCGGCGACGAAGGCGTCCATTTCGGCAATGAGCGCCTTTCGTTCCGCGGCATCCGGCACCCAATAATGCTGGCCGCAGACGTTCACGATCTCTTCGTGGGCCTTGGCGCACTCAGGGCAGCACGAGACGTCGCGGTGTTTGCACGCAAGCGAGTCGTCGTGACCTCGGCGGAAGCCTCGGGCTAGGCGTTTCACGCCGTCCTCCCGAATCCCCCCAAAATGCGCGCCACGGCTTCTTCGCCGGTCATCGCGCGTGTGTCGTACTGCGATTCGCCGGGCCAGTACGCGGTCCGTGCGTTGCCGAACTGGTGACGGTTCAAGTCCCGCGGGCCGCTTTCAGTGAAGTACACCGCTTGCGGCTTGAACCACAACCGAAGATCGCCATCCGGCGAGGTCGCATGGGGAATCTTTAATGCGCCCGAGACGGCCCAACCCTTCGACTTGAGGTAGGCGAGCATGTCGAGCTTGGCTTGTGCGTAGGTTTTCACGCTGGCACCCATCCTTTCTTGAGGAGCTTTTGCCACTCCCCTTGGTACCAGCGGGTTTCGACGCCGGCGCGGACCTTCGGGCATGGGACATTGATAGTCTCGACGCGCTCAGCCTGCTTTTTGCCGTCGACGTAGACGGAGCCCGTCCTAGAGATTGTAGGCGATTCCCGATGTGTGACCCATCGGCCGTCGTGCTGATTCACGGCAATATCACCGCTCGACGGACGGTTGGCGTTATACGCGCATCCCGCGGACTGCTCGACGGGCCACCACATTCGAGTGATGACCGGGTGCAGTTCGCTGACGTTGTCCCAAACGACGTACAGGCGCCCTTCGAAGTCTTGAAGCTTGGCGGCAATCATTACATTCCTCCCGCTGCGTATGTACCGCGTTCCTGCAAGGCTTCCGCTTCCGCCGCGAACGCGGCGTCAAGGGCGTCGAGTGCCCCCTTTCTGAGGTCCTCGCCGTACGAATCGTCAAGACGTCCGACGCACGCCCCGATGCTGTCCGCTACTTGCCACGCCGCGTTTTCCGAGACGCGGTAGGACGTGAAGTAGACCCATATCCCCTCCCGGTAGGCGGTTTTGTAATCGTCCGCTCGATATTCTTGGCGCTGGTCTTCGTCGAGGTCGGAATAGTCGCCCATAACGTCTTCGATGAATGCGCACTCATCCGGCTCCGCTTCGATCTTCACGAGCCCTCGCGCTTCGTACGCGGCGAAAGCTACGTTGACCTTTGCGGTGCGCTTGGCTTCCTTAGCGGCCCAACCTTTGGCACGGAGCCGGCGGTATTCTTGGTCGAGGTTCACGAGTCTTCTCCTAGTTGCGCAAAGCGATGAAACGTCCCAGCGAGCCCCGAGCCGCAACAATCGCATCCGCGGGCGGGCCGCGCGAAGTCCTGGTATCCCTCGCCGGTTTCCGAGTCGAAGTCTGGCACGATGTGCGCCCCGAGATCGTCAAGGCCTTCCGTCGAGCGCTTCTCCTGTTCGTCGCTCATGCCCGATGCATCGCCATTGACGGCTAGCATGGTGCAATCGATACAAAACCACATGTTGTCGACGATGACTTTCACGGATCCAACTCCTCTCCGAACGTGAGACGGTGCGAGAGACGGTCCGCGGCGCTTCGCCGCTGGAAAAGCTTCACGGGCTCGACGCCGCGATAGTAGCCGTTCTCCCGAACGACGTAGCCGCCCGACGGCTCGGGGCTCCAATGATAGCACCCCTGCTCGTCCTGTACTTCGACACAGTACACGTAGACGGCCCACGGAGGCGCGATCTTGCAGTGGTCGCGCTCAGCTCCGGCTTTCGCCTTGGCGAGCGAGGGATACGATCCGAAGGCTTGCTCTGTGGTCGTGCCGTCGAGCATGAGCGTCACGTGAAAGTCGTAACGCTTGTCAATGGTCCACATTCCTTCTTTGGAATGTGCCGTGAAGATATAGCCGTGGTCTTTCCACGTGAGCGTGCTCATGGGATCTCCACTAACAGCTGGTAGAGGTCTTTCGTATCCGTTTCGACGGTCTCAGCAACGAAACCCGCGTCGCGAAGGTCACTTGCCACGCGAGAAGCGCGTGAACCATACAGGCTACCCGTGCTCCACTTGAATCCGGGAAGTGCCCGTCCAGTGCCTGTTAGCTGCAACGGCACGGCGCGAAGCACCAATCCGTACCTTTTGAGAATCTCGTTTGCTCCGTCGAAGCTCGGGGCGTCGAGGCGCTCCTTGACTTGCTCAGGTGTTCGCTTTGTAAGCGACACGCCATCCCACCAAAACGCCGCGCCACCTTCGGAAGCGCTGGCGATGGTATCCGCCTCGACTTTGGCACCTTGCCAGAACAGCGTCGCGCCCGTTGGGCGAAGCATCCACGCGAATCCACGTTCGCGCGGGACATGGCGAAGCGCGTTGCGATCGTGGAAGGTCAGATCCTTGACGTAGTCTCGCAAGGGCAGCTCCTTGGCAAGCTTCACCATTGCCGCGAAAGCAGGGTGGTCGTCTTTGCGGATACGGACGCGTGAGAGCGCGAACGTATGATGGTCCGGAGGGAGATCGGTCTCAGCGACGTTAGAGGTTTTCATGTTGCCTGGATCCCCAATGTTGCGGCACGCATCCACCCCCAGCCGCCCGTGACGAAGTCTACGTCGGAAGCGCTGTGAAGCTTGACTTGACGCCACGAATCGGTGGCGCGCGGAATGATCTCGACAACGGTCCACGCCGTTTCGTCAATCAATACTTCGTCGCCGGGATTCAATTCTTGAATCAGAGTCGCGTCCGTCGTAATCATGGCTCCCTCGTGATCGTCTCGTAAACACGAATCGTGCCGTCAGTGATCTCGACCTTGGAAACCTCGGAATGGTCGCGAAGCGTTTGCTTGGCTTCGTTGCGTGCCGCGTCCGACGTCGCGTGGTCGAGCCCGTACATCACAGCGAAGCGCGGGCGGGGGATCCAGTTGGTGTAGTACATCGAGGTTTCCTAGTTTCCTCTACCCCCTCTAGGGAGGTTTCCGAAGGGCCATCTAGCCCCTTGAAACCCTACCTTGCGGGAACCGTGCCACCCTGTTTTTCCCCGAAAACACGGGGGTGCGAAGGAAAGTCGCCAGCAAACCCGGGTTTTCCTTCGCACTTAGGGCGAAGAGCTCTTCGCGGAGCTCGCGGATCTTCGCGGGTTTCCGAGTGGCACGGGCGCTGCAAGGTCCCTTTGCACGATGCGAAAAGAGAAGATTCGCCGCTGCTCTCGACGAGCCCTTTGCAAGGAAGGGCAAAAGCTCCAAGCGGAGTGCGAGAAGGCTCGCTTTGCTGCGGAAAGGCTTTGTATTACATCGCCAGGTTCCGAGAAGGCTAACCAAGCTGTAGAGATGTGGAGCAAGGCTATGGATCTTGCCCGTGAGCATGCTTCCGACTGTGCAAGGAGAGAATCGTGATTCGTCGCTATCGCCCCGTGGTCTGGCTGCATTCCTACCAGCAACGCGCTTTCGTTGCTCATTCGCTCGGATCGTTCTCGACCGTGGCGAATGCTCTGAGGGCCATTGAACACCACGCGAAACGTAATCCGATCGTTACCACGAACTGGTGTTACCACCGCGATGTTTCCCGCGCTCCGTCTTACGATCTTTTCGATGCTCGACGGAATGAGTATCGCCACGAGATCGTAGATTCTTGGCAACCTGAACCGGAGATCGTTCCGAGTGTCGGGGAGCTTGGTTGGACGCCCTAGCCCCGTTCCCCGCCAGTTCCGGCCCGCACCTCCTTCTTGGGGGCCGGGCCTTCGGGCGTTATGAAACTGTACAACTGTTTCGAGACCTGCAAGCGCTCCGACGGCGAGGTCGTTTGCTTGAAAGACTCCGCTCCGGAGTGGCTCCGAGACGCGGTGCGCGAGGCGCACGGTGGGAGTCTTCCGAATGACTGGATCTACGACGAGTGCCGCGCGGCGTGCGGCGAGATCGACGAGGACCGCTTCTCGGGGCGGTATCCCGAGGACGTGGTGCACGAGCACGCGGACGGTCAGGTTGACGTCTACACGTCCAAGCTCTTCGCATGGGCCGCGGACATGTGCAACTCGGGCATCTACGCGGACGCGGAGAGCGAGGCGAGCGACCTAGTTTCCGCGGACGCGTCCACGGAGGACCGTATCAAGGCGATCCAGTATTGTGCGATCCAGCGAATCACGTACGCCATGATCGAAGCGTGGCGGGAGAACGCGGACGAGGAGACGGACGAAGCGGAAGCGTCGTGAGTGCCGAGGATCCGCGCATCGCGGTAGCTGTTTGGGCGGGACGTGGATCTTTTGCACGAGATAGCTCCCTGTCGCTGTTGTTGCTGGGAACACACCTTCCAAGGGTGCCCAGCAAGGGCGTGGTTCGGCTGTAGAGGACAGGGGAACACGCCCGAAGACCCCGAATCGTGGTTTAGACACTATCAGAAATACCGCGGATTCACGCGAGAGATGTTTTTCGGTTAGGCGCGGCAACTCCACCCCGGCCCGGTAGGCTTCGAGCCCCGGGCCTTGGGGCGTTGGAGAGACATATGGCCACCTATAGATTGCTCGAAGAAGGTTGCGCCTACGACACCATTGAGGCGGCATCCGCTGACGATGCGCTCGACGAAGCGGAGAGCAACGTCGACTCGGCAAACTACCCTGACCGGACCAAAACGATCTGGGTCACCGTGTACGCGGTCAACGTCGCGGATGAGGACGACGTTGCAAACGGTGACGTTCGAGTCGACCCCGATGAGCCGCCCTGCGAACGCGGATGCGAGCACGACTGGCAAACGCCGCATGCCATCGTGGGAGGACTGAAAGAGAACCCCGGTGTGCGCGGTCACGGGGGAGGCGTCATCTGCACTTCGGTGTGCGTCGTGTGCGGTTGTGCCCGAATCCACAACGGATGGGCGCAAAACCCGTCGAACGGAGAGCAAGGCCTTGATTCCGTGGAATATGACACGGATCAATACGTGGACGACGTCGCACGTTGGCGCGATGCGATCGAAGCAGGTGCGACGGCAGCTGGCAGGGAATGGGCCGAACGCGAGGCGGAAGCGCTTCCGGGTCCGCCTGACGGCCCTTGGGCTTGCACGACCGTCGAAGCACGGGGTATCTCGCTCGACGCGGAATACGGCCTCTATGATTCTCAGCGTGAGGCGTGGGGGATCGACGAGAAGATCAATAGCGAGGCGTCCTTTCGTTGGGATCAGTTGGTCAATGAAGCCGAGGAATGGCAATCCGCATGAAAGTCATCGCCCATCAGACGTTCGAGTGTCCGCAATGCGGCAAGAAACGCTTCTGCGACGACTGCAACATCTGCGAAGCGTGCGGGTTTGCGCCGCCTGAGGTCGACGGCGTGTGTAAGGAGTGCGGACGGTTCTACGGCGACGGCATCGGACAGCATCGAAGAACATGCTCGATAACGAGAAAGGCGGTTGCATCATGAGCGACGAAACCCTCGAGCGGATACCGGCGCCACGACGGGCGAAACAGACGAGGCTGCGCCTCGTGAAAGGGTAGGATCATGCGAATGACGAAGAACGATAGACACGTGCTCGACGCATTGGGCGGGAAAGAGATTCCGTGGGGCGACCTCACGGAAGGCCAGCAAGCCCGTGTGCGCCGGTTGTCCAGGGAGCTGCGCGCAGGTCCGTACACGCCGCGCGACGCAAATGAGCACGAGGATCCGCGTGACTGTGAGATCCCTCAGATGAGGGTACTTCTCTTGCTCGGGGAGACGCGACTCACGACCGCGTGGAAGCGTATGGTTGCCTTGGACAAGGCGAGGATCCGAGGGCTTGGCGACAAGATCATTTTCCGAGAACAAATGCTCAACAAGGCGTCAGACTTCGTCTAAGACCGACGGGGCTATCGAGCCCCGAGCGAAGGGCACTGTGTGCTTTGACTACCGGTCGAGACTCCGAGGATGGTCCGAGGGGTTTTGACAATCATACGTGCCCTTCGCTCGGTGTTTGAACTGAAGGAAAGACCATGACGACAACGAAAGACAACATCACGATCGCGCAAGTGCGCACCCTCCGCGACCAAGCGGGCTCGGCCGGCGATCACGAGCAGGTAGCTGTGTGTGAGCTCGCCCTCACGGGCGACCCTCCTACGTGGCTCGACGAGAAGGACCCTATCCGAAGGATGACCCGCGACGACGCTATCGCAGCATGCGCGAGGGTCCTTGCGACGCTCGCGACGTTCTTGCTCGTGGGGTGCAGTTGCCCGGTCGCGAGGGACGGCGACGGGGGTGCAGGGTCCACGTCGGTCTCGTCCAGCTCGAGTGCGAGTGCGACGTCGACCACGACGGGGAAGCCCGCCTACTGCATCACGGACCAGGTGTGCCTCGGTAAAGACACGGCCCCGTGCGCGACGAAGCTCGACGGAATGATCGACGGCACGTGTCTCGGCGGGAGCTGCTGTCGCTGATTTCGCCGTTGCGTCAGATTCGTGACGCGTTGTACGTTCGTCGCTCATCTTCGAAGTCGAGACACGTAGGAGGTCTACCCCATGACAGATTACGGACAGCATTTTTCTACCTTGAAGACGCCACAGGTCGAGTCGGCGCGCAGCGACCAGAAGGTTAACGGCGCTGGCGGATTCGTCTTTACCGTCGACAAGTGGTCGCGACTTGACCGGTTCCTCGTCCTCGGCGCTGACGGAGGCACCTATTACGCGTCCGAGAAGGCGCTCACGGTGGAGAACGCTCGAGTCGTACAGGAGTGTGCTAGCGAGGACGGTGCTCGAACCGTCGCACGTATCGTCGACGTGTCGTACCGCGGGCTCGCCCCAAAGAACGACGCTGCGATCTTCGCGCTCGCCATGTGCGCGAGCGAATCCGACTCGAAGACGCGCAAGGCCGCCCTCGACGCGCTTCCGAAGGTCTGCCGAATCGGCACCCACCTCTTTCACTTCGTGCGCGACACGCAGGTATTTAGGGGCTTCGGGCGAGGGCTGCGCGACGCAGTTGCCAAGTGGTACGCGGCGCAGCCGGCGGACAAGCTTGCGAATCAGGTGGTCAAGTATCGCCAGCGCGACGGGTGGAGTCATCGAGATCTTTTGCGCTTGGCGCACCCGAAAGCTCCGACGCCGCAGCACGAGGCCCTTTTCCGGTACGTCGTCAATCCAATCGAGAACGGCGAGCGCGATGTGAAGCGCGGCGAGAAGGTTACGAAGTACGACGCGGTGGAGACGTTACCGCCGTTCATCTGGGCGTTTGAGGAAGCGCAGAAGACGGATGACAAGTCGCGCATTTGCGCGATCATCCGCGAGCACGGTCTCACGCACGAGATGCTGCCCACGCAGTGGAAGAATCACGTCGAGGTGTGGGATGCGTTGCTCTTGGGCATGCCGATGACGGCGCTCATTCGGAATCTGGGTAAGATGACCGAGGTTGGTTTGCTCAAGACGATGTCGAACGCCACCCGCAGAACGGCAGAGAAGCTCGCAGACCGTGACGTTCTCAGGAAGGCGCGCGTGCACCCCATGAGCGTGCTCGTGGCGTTGAAGACATACCAGCAAGGGCACGGTGAGAAGGGCTCGCTCAAGTGGGAGCCGCAGCGAGAGATCGTCGATGCACTTGACGCCGCGTTTTACCTCGCCTTCGAGACGGTGGAGCCGACGGGCAAGAACATGCTACTCGGCCTCGACGTGTCCGGGTCGATGACGTCGCCGATCGCTGGTATGCCGCTCACGTGTCACGAGGCTTCTGCGGCTCTCGCGATGGTTACGGCACGTACGGAGAAGAACTGGCACTGCTTCGGGTTCACCGCGGCGAGTGGCGGACCGGGTGGCCGATGGGGCGGAGGCGACTGCGGCTTCACGGAGATCGCTATCTCGCCGAAGCAGCGTCTCGACGACGTAATCCGGACGATTGATCGACTCCCGATGGGCGGCACCGACTGCTCGTTGCCGATGCGGTACGCAACGAAGAACAAGTTCGATGTCGACGCGTTTGCTATTTACACGGACAATGAGACTTGGCATGGCAACGTTCACCCGTTTCAGGCGCTGCGCGAGTATCGGCAGCAGAGTGGGCGCGCGGCGAAGCTCTGCGTGCTTGCGATGACTCCGACGGCGTTCACGATTGCCGACCCGAACGATGCCGGAATGCTCGACATCGTCGGCATGAGCGCCGACGTGCCCGCCGTCATCGCCAATTTTGTGCGCGGTGTTGCAATTCACCGAGAGGAGGCGTAAGGTTCTGGTGTCGGGTCGTTGTCGGAAGGTTCTCTTGGGTAGACCCCTTCCGATGCTCCTTATCCGACGCTTCTGGGTGGCGTAGCTCAGTTGGCAGAGCAAGAGACAAAGTCTTCGCTCATTAACTTGCCCGCTCGCGGGCCGCCGAACGAAGGTTACCCCTGGGTCGCGGGTTCGAGCCCCGCCGCTGCCCCTAGGCATTGGGTCGATGTTCGTTGGTTAACCTTGGAAAAAAGGAAGGCCGAAAGGCTGACCGAGTGGTTCGAAACCCACACACGTACGTCGAAAGACGTCGTTTTACCAACGGGCGCCACTTACCTAATCGCCTTTTTGTTCCGGTTTAGCTCAGTTGGCAGAGCAGCGCGCTGTTAACGCGCTCGTCGGTGGTTCGAGCCCATCAACCGGAACTGGTGTCACGGGTCGACGTTCGTTGGTTACCGCAAAATTACCAACGAACACCAACTTACCCGAGGCGCCTTTGGTTAAGGAAACCGCCGCGCGAACTGCTCCTCGATCCAAGCCTTCGGGAGCGCGAGATTGAAGTCGCCGGCCTCGGTCTGCTTGATGCGGATCACACCATTTTGAATGCCGAGAGCCACGGCGTGCTTCACGAGCTCGGCCGCCCCGGCTTGGAATAAGCCCGGCTGACGGAACCACTCGAGCCACTCCTCGAGCGGGCCAGTACCGTTGAAGCCGTCGTCGGCTAAGGGGTTGGTGAAGTACGAGTCTTCGTCGTCGCTGCCGCTCACGGGATCTTTCTGCCTAGGTAGCGTTCGACGAGCGCCTTGGGCACCGTCACGACCAGGTGCTCCTCGACGTAATCGAGCTGCAAGGTGCGCGCACGTACGCCTGCGACGAAGGCCTTGCCGACGGCCCGCGCCACGCTCGATTGCAACTCACCCGGCTCCTTGAGCCAGCTTGCCCACTTCTTGAACGGACCGCGGCCGTCGAACGGGTCCCGTGGTTCGTCGTCGGTCAGTTGTCCGTCGACGGGTCGCAAGCGGCCACCTCCTCGGATGTGGTACCTGCTTTGACTGCGCGGCACGCTCGAACGACCTGGATGAGCGTCTCGAGAATGTCGAGGTCGGTCGATTGGTCGATGAAGCTGTTGATGGCGACCGAGAGAAGGACGCCGACGATCTCTTCGCCGGTGAGGTTTCCGTCCGCGACCTCCTCCTTGCAGACAGATGCCATCCGTTCGCCGAGCGATTCGCAGTAGGCCCGCTTCTCTGGTGAAACGTAGGGAGGGGTCACTTGGTGTACTCCGCGACGGCTTCCTCGCGGGAAACTTTCTTGGTGAGATAGCCGAGGCCCCACAGGACAGTTTCGACGCGCCACACATCTGATTCGGTGCAGACGAAGGTGACGTCACCTTCCTGTGTCTCGACGTACTGGTGAACGAAGTGGTCGGCCACTGTGTCTTCCTCACCTTCGTCGAGCTCGACCCACAGCCCTGCGGGCGAGCCTCGGTAGAGGACGAGTTCGTCAGAGAGGAGCCAGGCCTTGATCTTCAAGAATGTCCCCACAATCGTTGCCACCACGTCTTCTGCGCGGGCCTCGGCTCAGGCCCAGCCGTCGCGACCGCTGGCGCTGGGCAGTCTCCAGACGGGCAGCAGTCGTCGCAGAACCCTGTCGCAGTGAGCTGCGCGCGGTGGCCACACGTGACACACTTGCCGAGCTTCGCGCCGCCGACGGTCATCTTCTCTGGTTGCATAGGATCTCCTCGAAGAACAGATTGCACGATCTGGAGTGCCCCGGCGAGCGAAGGCGCCGACACGACATGGGCGCCGTCTTCTTCTTTCCAAGTAATGGTCCACGCCGTGGTAGGCCGATCGATGCGCACCTCGCCCTTCTCCTCGACAAGCGCCTCGAGCGCCTGGTAGGTGCGCGCGAACTTGTCGGCGATTTCGATGATCGCGCGCGTCTCGAGGTGGCCAGGGTGCTCGTCGCTTCTCACGTCGGCACCTTTCCTCCTGAACCGCCGCGCGTCCCTCCGCCGTGGATGTCGTAGTAGTCACCTCGAAAGGTTTCGGGCGGATCGATCTTCGGCAGACGTTCCATAAGCTGTTCCGGTCGGACTCCGGTGTCCTCGCTGCCTTTTCCCCCCTTGTCGATGGGACGTGCGTCTTCCTCTGTGACGGCGAGACGACCGTTTTCTTTCGAGGCGGCGACGACCGGGGCGCCGGCAGGGATCGCCCCTGCCACGTTGGGCATCCCGAGGTCCTTCCACTTCTTGTAAGGCATGAAGTACCCAGCGCTTTGGCCCCAGTTGTCGTACTGAATTTGTGCGAGGCCGGCGAGCTCGATGAGCAGATAGATCTCGTAGATCGCGTGAACACCCTTCTTGTCCGAGTAGGACTCGAGCAGATTGTTCACGAAGTTGTAGCACTCGAGCACGATCGAGAGCGCCTCGTTCGGCGGAATGTCCGGCTGACCCCCGGTCTCGTGGAAGAGCGAGAGGAGGTGATCGTAGATCTGCTGGGCCTTGCGAAGTTCCTGGTCGGTGAGGACCTGCTTGTAGCCGCCGACCTTTTCGCGGATGAAGGCAAAGCCGCGCCGCAGGACGCCGACGTCGACCTTGTCTTCGGCTGACACGATCAGGTGCATGACCTTCGTATGAAGGCCCGGCGCGACCATCCTCGCGTACTTGTGGAGCGAGGCGATATTGTTGCCTGCGTCGAGTTCGCGCCGACGTTCGGCCATCTCCTTGATCGATGTGGGTGCGAGTTCGGTCGGCGGCGCGAAGTCGTCGAGACCGGGCGCGTCTTTGGTGTCGGTCACGCCTTCTTTCCTTTCTTCGTCTTGCTGGCCGCTGCCTCTGCCTTGATTGCAGGCGACGTTGACGCACCGTTCGTCGCTGGCATCGACACCTTGGCGAAAGATCGGTTGAGCTGCCGCTGGTCGATGATCAGTTCCACGTCCTTCTTCAGGTCGAGGATTTCCTCCCACGAAATCCCTTCGGCTCGAGCTGCGACGATCGAGAGCTTCAGGGTCGCCTCGCACGTTTGCTTGCGGAGTTCGGGCTTGTCTGCGTCTTGGAGGCCGAGCTTCCGTGTGGCGTCGTCGATGAACTCCACCAAGAGCTCGGTCCACTTGTTCTTCAACTCGATTGTCGATTCGTCGATCAGCATGTCATCTCCTTGAGGGCCTCGATGTCGTCGAGGGCGCGACGTTCGTTGTAGGGTGCGTTCATGAGCTTGTGCCGGAGCACGGACGGGTCGTCGGTCGAATAAAAAATCTCCATGATCCGAACCTCACCGATGCCAACGCAGAGGTCTTCCATCTTGTGGTGAATGATCCGCTTCGCGATCTTGCGCATGCGAACGGCGCGATCCCGTCTTGTCGGGTGCGGGTAGAGCCTACCGATCTGAAAATCGTAGAGGTCTGCATGTCCGATGATTCGGACGACCGCACTCCTCGAACGAAGAGCCGCGAGTCGCTTCGCCGACAGCGAGATAGTCTTCACGTCGGTGGGCCACGGCCACTCGACGTCCTTGCCGTCGGAAGTGCGGAGGATGGGCACTAGGATGGCTTCTCCTCTTCCTTCGGCGTCAAGGAGAAGACACCGAACTCTCTCGTCAACCGCTCCGCATCGTTCTGCGAGATCACGCGCATCGGCTTAGGCGAGTCGCCGATCACCTTCGACTCTGACCACGGTCCCGTGCGGTGGATACGTTTCCACATTGTGACATGCAGACTGTTTCTTGAAGCGAACGTCGAGACACGCTCCCACGCGTTCCTTGTCGCGATCTCGTCGCTCGAGTTGAAGCAGACGATGAAGTCGTCGGGCCCGAACCCGGTCTCGGTCGCACGCCACTTGGTCGCCTTGAAGTAGTTGTCCGTCGGCACTCTTTCTCTCCACTCGTCAAGACGTGACCCACATCACGTCGTGATGGCCATAACGTTATGCAAACAAGTCTCGTCCGGTTCTAATTCGTTGTCAAGCACTCCAACGCGCTGTCATCGTTGAGCACGTCCAAACGAACCAGCCGGGAGGCTCTCAAATGGGTTTCGGAATCGAAAAGTTCAACGGCCATCTCGCGAAGGCGCAAGGGAAAGAGCACCTCAGCCATCTCGGCACTCGAACCCTCGAGTTCGGTACGCACGCTCTCGTCGCGCTCGCTTCCAAGAACATGGAAAAGGGCATCTTCGGCGTTCAGGCGCTGAAGCCCGACTGGGTCGTCCTCGCGGGCGCCCTCCTCGGCACTGCGGTCAAGTGGAAGGGTCGCAAGTCTTCGCGTTCCATTCTCTTCGGCGCAGGCCACGCGCTCATCACTCGATGGGTGAGCACGACCTCGTTCAAGCTTCCGGGCTCAAGAGAGGAACCGGCCGACAAGGGCATTCCGCCCGAACCTTTTTGGGGAGGGTCGCCGCCATAGAGGGCGCCCTCCACCAGACACAGAAAAGAAGGAGTTTCTCATGCTGCGAGACCAGTTCAATCGTCCCATCGTCGGCGGCTACATGCCCAACCGACCCTACGGTGCCTACCAGTCCGACGACGACCCGATCCCGCTGGAGGTCAACACCAAGCAGGACCTCAGCCAGCTCTACGCTCGGCTCCAGCATTTCGCGGTCGGCGCCGCCGTCGATCCGAACAAGTTCGTGGCGCAGGCCGCGATGGCTCGCATCGGGAACCAGGCCCTCGTGCAGAACGGCGTTTCGACGTCGCACGCTGCCGCGATCACGCATCTCTCCAACGTCGCGCAGATGATCCACAGCCAGCTCGGTGTGCTCGATGCGGACTACCTCCGACGCCCGAACCTACTCGTCGGCGTGTACGGCACCACGGTCGCCCCCGGCGCCACGCTCGCGTTCACGATCACGCCCTCAGGCGGTACGTCGTGGTACCGCCTTCTCGCCTTCCTCGCGGGCGACGACCAGGCTCAGATCTTCGGTTTCACCAGCCTCAAGTGCGGCGGTCTCGACCAGATCTTCGCGACGCAGGCGACGCCTACCGCGCCGATCGCGAACGCGACAGGCTGGATGGGCTTCGTCGCTCGTGGCGACGGTCAGAAGTTCAACATCCAGCCGTGGACCGGCCAGGTGTTCGACAACTCGGTGCAGGTCACCGGCACGATCGCCAACATGTCGGTCGCCGGCACGGGTGATGCGATCACGCTGAACCCGCGCTTCCTCATCCCGTCGCAGACAGATCCCTGTGGCCAGAACTCGGCGCAGGTCGTCAACAGTGCGGCGAACATGGCGAACCTCATCCGCAAGCAGGTCGGTTTCCACTCGATCTACGGCGGCTGAACCCAGCCATGGACTCGCGCGTCAGGGAGACTCTCACGAGTCTTCGTGGGCTCGCGGAGGCAAACCGATCGGATTTCGAGGCCAGTCCCTCACTCCTCGGCGCCTATCAGCAAGCTCTGCGGTCGGGCAGGTTCCGCTACGTTCCAGATCCGGATACGTGCGGACTGCCCGACTGTTGGAGCACCTTCCTAGGCCTCCGAGACAGGTACCCCGTCGGTCCCATCCCGCTCGACTGCGAGGACATCGCATGTGCTCATGCGGCGTACCTTCTCGTCGGCGAGAACAAGCCAGCGCTCGTCGGACTCCGTCCAGGTCGGAGCATCGCCCACTGTGTGTGCGGCATCGAGGGTCCAGGTGGAACGCCGACGAAGATCGGCACCCCAAAGTCGGTGATTGATCCCTCGGTCGACTGCGGGATGCCCCCGCTACCGACCTACGACGGGATCGCGTGGATGCGAGTCAGGCGACTCTGAGGAGTCCAAGGAGAAACGAATGTTGCCCGCACTTTTGCCAGCTCTCATGACTGCCGGAAACATCGGCGTCGCGTACCAGGGAAGCAAGCTCATCCTTCAGGGTGTCGAAGAGATCACGTCGATCCCGGTGCACACCGTCGCCGACTGCTTTCTCCAGACGATCATCGACGACTGCAAGGACACGTTCAAGAACGTCGCCGGTCCTGTCGTCGCCGGGATGGAAGGCGCTGCGTCGTTGCTCACGTCGAGCAACCTTCCGCGCGACCCCGCGGTGGTCGGAGCGTCGGCCATCGAGCTGCCCACGGTGAAGGCCCTCCGAGAGGCCGACTCGAAGCGCAAAGAGAGCGCGCAGGTTTCGAGGCGTCGTCACGCGCGAGCCACCGGGTACATGACCGGCAGCCGAGAGCAGGTCGAGATGGCGAACATGGCGCGTGCGGGTCAGCGCCTCGCTCATCTTTCTCGCGTGCTCGAGCACCGCTCGAGGAAGGCGGCCACGACTGTGAGCGGAAGCGCTTCGGCATTGTCCGCCGCGAACATGGCGAACCACAAGAACTACGCGCTGGCAGCGCTCGACGCTGCGGAGGCTTCGCTGAACCCGCCGACGGATCCGCGTGACGTACTCGCCTCCGAGGAAGTGTCCGGTCAAGAGAAGTCATCGATCACGTACATCATCGATGCGATCAATCGAGACCAGGAGCCCGACTACGAAGTGCTCGCCGACCGCTACGTGATGGCGAACTCCTACGACGGCCCCACCGACGTGGCTGATACCACCGACACAGCTGGTCATGATCACGGCGGTGCTTGTCACTGCGGCGGGTCGTGCGGCTCGTGCAAGGCGGCGCTCGGGAAGAGCAGCGCAGCGCCCGACGCATCGAGCGTGGGCGACGGATGGGCCGACGACGAAGTCGAAGCCGCACCACTGCCTGCGCCTCACTCGCATGCGCCAGCGCCTGTCGCCGGCCCTGCGGAAACAGGATGGGATGACGACGACAAGTCGCCGACGCTCGTCGCCGGGGTGCAAGAGGTCGTTGGTCAGTGGAGTGACGACGATGTTCCGGCGGAGGATCTCTCCTTCAAAGGATCGGTGGAGTCTCTCCCCGTAGCGCACTGGATGGATCCGCAACTCCAGGGTTGCACGACAGGGTGCAACGTTCCGGTTCCGCGTCGCCGACGCTGAGCGCATCGGCAAAGTTTCGAAAACCGTCTGAGAAGGAAGAGGAAGTCATGGGACAAAAGGGCGATATTCCGGTTCGTGGCGTCGTGGCGCTTGTCACAGGAGCCACTGCGGCAATCGATGCGAGTCTGGGCAACGTGTTCACGTTCACATTCCCGGCTGGCAACGCAACGTTCACGCTTTCCAACGTGAAGCCAGGTCACTCGATCGACGTCATCGTCACGCAAGACGGCGGCGGCGGACGGACGATCACGTGGGCAGGCCAGACGCTCAACGCCTTCACGGCGACGAACAAGACGACCCCGGCAGCCGGCGCTGCGGCCGTAACGGTGTTTCACATCGTCGGCAGTGCCGTCAATATGGGAACTGCCGACGTCGTGAACAAGTTCGCGCAGTGAGGTCGGCATGCCGCCGCCTCGAACACAAGCGCCTCTGAAGTTCATTCGCGAGGCACAAAAACACGACGACGATCCGACATGGGTCATCTTCTGCATAGATGATCCGTCGGAGCCGGTGCCCGTGGACGCCGAGTACGTAGAAGCCAACCCTGGCAAGTACGAGCTTCGGCACAACGACACGATCTATTTCGAGACCGTCGTCGGCAAGAGGTCAGCGAACCGAGATGACGACATGTTTCTCATCCAGGCGCGGGCTTCGAAGCAAGCAACGACTGGGGCGCTTGACAGTCTCCTCAGTCAGAACGATCGGCTCCAGACCGAGCTCGCTCGTGAGCGCGAAGTCAAGTGCGAGCGGGAGAAGGACTACGACCGCATTCGCGACGAGAACCACCGTCTCAAGGACGAGATGCGCAACATGACGATCGCGCACCTCGACAGCGAGCGTGAGGACAAGTGGATCGAGGAGGGGATCAAGCTCGGCCGAGAAGCTATGTATGCGTGGCAGGCCAAGGACTTCATGGATCAACTCCAAGCTCGGGTGAACCGAGCCTTTCCCAAGCTCAACGAGGAAGATCGAAAGATGGCCAACCATCTCTTCGAGAAGTTGACGCAGATGGACGAGTTCCGTTTGCCTGAGCTGCCGGCGGAGACGGAAATCGTTCCGGCCCCGCACTAAAGGAATCGCGTGTCACGAGACGTCACAGTCGGAGGAGCAAAGGTCACGAAGACCGGTGCGGCGACGTGTGTGCTCAATCTTGCTGAGCAGACGATCGCCAACATCTGTCGACCCTCCAAGCTCCTCATGAAGCTCAAGTCGGGGAGCTTTGACGTCACGGCATTCGACAACGCTGGCGGTGCAGGTCTCACGCCGCAGTACGGTGCCGCCGCACAGAACGCACTCGATCCAGATCCGGTGTTCTCAGGCGCACGGACAGGGTTCACGCTCGAAGGCCCGTTTCTGCGGTACGAGATCGCCGCGACGTCTTCGGACCTCGTCGACCCGGACAAGGTGAAGATCAATGGGATCAACACCAGCACCGACACGATGAAGTTCTTCTTCGACATCGTCGGCAACCGGATGATGCTTCTTCCGTATCCGGGGAAGCTTTCGGTCATCTCGCAATACCCCGGCTCTTGGACCTTCGAGTACTTTCTCGTCGAGAGCGAGTACGACATTGCAATGGCCATAGCCGGACATCCGATGCAGCGCTCACACGAGCACGCTGTACGTCGAGGGTCTCCGTTGGAAGCTGATGCGACGCTCTCTCTTCGACTCGCGCGCACCGGGGACGCGACCGCAACTACTAGGACGTTCAACGCGGTCCCCCTCGGCGCCCATTCCTTCACGTACAACGACAACGCCGCCGCACCGTTCGTTGCGCCAACGATCGCGATCTCTCAGGAGACCGCAGGCGGATCTCTCGCAAAGGTCGTTGGTCCAGGGGCTGTGCCTGTCGATACGCTTGTGCAACTCACGGGCACGTCGGATCAATCGGCATTCATGACGCGCGTCGGTCATCACAACGCGCAGCGTGTTCAAGTTACGGCGGGTACGACCAACGTCAACGGGTTCGTGCAATGGCACATGTCTTTCGTCTGATTTCAAGCAGTCTCGTTTTGGTAGGTGTTCTTCTATGGGCAAGTTGGGAGCTTTACTGGCTGTAGGCGCGGCGGTTGTGATCGCCGGGCTCATTGCGTTTTCGCGCACTGCGAAGGCTGCTACAGCCACGACGCCGACAGCCCCCCGACCAGGACCCGTTCCGCCACCAGTCAGGGCCGCGACGCCTGCTTCGACGCCGCTTCCACCGTCGACCGGACCGAGCACCGTACAGAGTAAGCCCGACGACTCGGACGTGTATTTTACGCCGCCAGAGTACGCGGTGCTTTCCGACCCCGGTGGCTGGGTCGACTTTCAAGGCATGCAGGTCACGGCGCTCCCGTTGACCGACTCGCGCACAGGTCTTTTCGCGCGTCTCAAGTACGATGACGCGAAGGCCGTCGCCGCGCGTCTTGGAGCCGAGCTTCTTGAGGAGAAGGACTTCGCGCACATCCACGAGGCTGCGAAGACCGGAGAGGCGCTCGAGATTGTGCCTGTCACTCTTGTGGCGACGAGCGCCGACACGTTGAAGATGGCCTCGCTCGCGTTCGCGAAGAAGCACGACCAGAAGGTGCACGAGCAGCTCACGGCGAAGGGGTGGAGCGGGTCGGTGCCCGTGTCGAACGTCGGTAAGTACTGGCTCGAGGGCGGGTACAACTTCGGCTGGTACGACAAGAACGCGACGGGTCGCGATGTCGACGGGAATCCGCTCATTCAGTCGAAGGGCGGGATGCACATCGACTCGACGGGTCACAACACGCACATCGACTACTCGCAGGTGACGATGCTCAAGAAGGCATCCGGCAGCGGATGGTTCGGGTTCTTGTCGTGACCTTCCCGCGCGCAGGAAAAGACGGCCTCTGCCGATGGTTGACAACGGCCGAGCTGCATCAGCTTCGCGAACTCCGCGACAGGTACCATCTTCATATGCCCGAGATGGTTGGGCCCGGGAGTGGTTGGTACAAAGGCACGCCGGCGCACAAGTTCGAGCAGCTTGCCCTCAAGCGCATGAGGGAGAGCGACAAGTTGGCCGAGAAACTCGTTCGTGAGCACGACGCCAGCAGAAGCCGCGCCTCGCGCACACTAATGTCTCGCCGCGACCGCCGAGGGCTTTTCGCGTTCCTCTTTGGGGTGCTGCCGTGATCTCCCTCAAGCGAAAGATCGTCGTCGGCGGCGACATTCAGTATGGCCGCACGGTCAACGTTCCGCTCATCTACTCAAGCGACGACTGGATTGCCCGTGGGATGAAGTGGGAGTCTCTTCCGGGGGCTTCAGGCAGTGACACGGGTAACGTGCACGGGCGGATCATCAAGGACGCTGCCACGAAGGACGCCTACCGTGCGAATCCGTGGCGCTTCGGTGCAGTCACGTTCGCCGATCCGGGCGGGAAGTTCTACATCGAGGAGCAACGCAACGCGGTTGAAGGCGGAGGAGATTGGGCTGGCAATACCGCCATTCCAGAGGACATTGCAGACGGAGCCCCGTCGGGAAGCCTTCCTGTTAGTCTCTGCAAGTCGATCTCTCACTTCAACCTCGGCACCTACAACGACCTCCTTTTTTCTGGGCTCATCATCGAGTGGTCGGCGAATATGGGCGACTCCGTGTGGGAGGATCCACTGAAGGAGCACCCGCCCTGGCTCGCAGCCATCTTCACGGGCGTCGGGATCGCCATCGCTATCGCATGCACGTGCGGGGCCGCTGCCGGCGCTGCTGTGGCTGGCGGCGCTACGGCTGCGATTGCTGGCGGGGCCGCTGCCGGCGGAGCAAGTGGCGCGATCCTCGGCGCGACGGGCGGTGGTTTTACCGTGGCAGCTACAACGTCGGGGATCATTGCCCCGGTAGTCACAGCAGCCGCCGCGGGAGGCATCTCCGTCGGCGGCGTTCTCGGTGTCATTGGTTCTGTCGGGACAGCCGTTTCGATTGCTGGCGGGCTCATTGAGCATTTCGCACCACCCGGTTCCGATGCGGCTAAGGCCGGCGCAGGAATGCAGCAAGCGGGAGCGATGGCGCAAGATACGGCATCGGGGGCCGACGCTTCGCTGAAGGCGTCGACGACCGTCGATACTGCAACAGGCCTTGCACAGACAGGAGCCAAGCTCGGCGCAAGTATCTCGGGAGCAGCCGGACAGCAAGGGGTCACGGCGATGTTCAATGCGGCAAGCGATGCCGCGACGATGGGGGCGAACGCGGTAAAGAACGCGCCCGACATCGGAACGGCTATCTCGAACGTCTCTCAAGCAGGCGTCGCCGCCGGCATCGACATGATTCAGAAGGCCGCCTCGACCATTTCTTCGGTGTCAGGAATCACAATCGGCACGGCGACGCAAGTGTCAGGCAAGGACGCTGGCATCTACCTTTCCCACTTCGCGCTTGCGGTGCCGTACCGCATCGAAGATATTCGGATGCCGGACATTCAGCTCGTCGACAAGGGAGGAGCAGACATCCCCGGCACGACTCCACTTACGAGTGAAGAAATCGCAAGCGGGCAGTACAACAAATGGGCGAACGGCGGCGGTCTCGCGGAGGCGCTCAAGGAGTATGCGAACCCACCGAACAACGCGAAGGGTGGAACGTACTACGTGCCGATGGTTCCGCCAGACGCGATGTGTGCGTACGTGCAACGTCGTCGCCTTGGCGCGAGCGTCTCGGAGTCGCTCACGTACGCGAGAAAGGTCGCCCCTTTCAATTGGAGGTGGGCGACGATCAACTACGGAACGATCCTCTCGGTCGATCAGCTCGCGAAGCGACTCGACGCGCTCATCGACATCCACAAGAAGAACGAAGATACGGCCGCGGCATCGTCTGCTCCTGATGCAGTCAAGTTGCAGGCAGGGTGCGCGAAACCGGGCTACGTTCCTCCGGAGCGAACAGCGAAGCTTTTTTTGCCGACGTTCACCGTCCCGATTCGCGCCATGAAGACCGTTCTCGCTTCAGCCAACCCGTTCCTGTCAAGGTTCGGCAGCGTACCCGTGCGAGCCTCTATGACGCTTGCGCCGCCGAAGCCTAAGGTCACTCTCCTCGGAGGACTCGTCGCGGCCGGCGTCGGGCTGATCGGCTTCGGAACGTTTTTGCTCACACGAAAAGGTGGACCATGAAAAGGCACGCGACACTCATCGTCGGAGCGGGCGTCGTCGCGCTCCTGGGCGCTGGGTACCTCTGGCTGAAGAAGCGCCACGCGCCGGGTGTGCCCGCCACGGCGACAGATGACAACGCGGCGATCGCCGCGTACTTCAAGGCGCATCCGTTCACGTTCACTCCAGGCGTGCTCGAGGATGCTGTCCGTGCGAAGCAGAACGCAATGGAGAATGCCAGGGTGTCGTCATGAAGAAGCCTGTCATCGCAGCCATCGTTGCCGGGATCACGGCCGTTCTCGGTCTCGGGTACTATGTGAAGAAAAAGGCGCATGCAGCGCTGCCGCCGGGATCGCCTCCGATGGACGACGCATCGGCAATCGCGGCGTACTTCAGGGCGCATCCGCTCGGCTTCTCGAAGCCCACCCCCGCACAGGCGCAGCCGAGTGCACCGCAGGGGGCAGCCATTCCGCCACCTAGCGCATCTCCTAGTGCAGCGGTCGCCGAGGGTACCGCTGCCGTAGCGCAGGCCGCCGCAACGGCCGCGCAGATGGCGCAACAGGCGGCGTCTGACCCGAACTCGGCTGCGTCCGGTGCGGTCAACGCCACCTCGCAGCTCGCGCAATCGCTCTTGGCGATGGGGAAGTCGTGGAGTTCCCGGTGCTCGTAGCCAACGCCAGGAAGTATGGTCCCTATGGGCTCGTCGCTCTCGGCGCCTATCTCTTCCTCACGAAGAGCGGTCGCAACGTGACGCGCTCCGCGTTCGTCAGCCTCTACGGGCCGATGGAGACGTCTGGTAGTCGCGGGTACGTGCGCCTCAAGGCGGGGTCGAAGTGAAAACCGTCGCTCCGCTCGTCGTGATTCTCGTGATCGGCGCCTTCGCGTGGGCACTCGTCAACGCAAGCAAGCCACAGGAGCCGGCATGACTCGAACTCCTATCGGATGGGCTCTTTACCCTGACGGGAGTTGCCGACCGTTCGTAGGTGGCGAAACTTCCGAAGAGAAAAACCTCCGCACGTCGGTGGCCATCACGATGGCCTTCGCCTTCGCGATCGTTGCCGGGACCATCTACGTCATTGGTAAGAGGTTCGCATGACCGCGCGCACGAGAGCGGCCCTCGTGCATCTCCGCGTGCCCATCGTGGTCGTTACCGCCGCTATCGTTGTCGCCATCTACCTCAAGTACCGATGAAACCGCTCCACGTCATGATCGCCGTCGCAGTGACAGCCGCCCTTGCGGGGTTGGTCGCGGCGTTCCGTGGTTCGACGTCATCCGCAGTCCTGAGCTCGCCCGAGAGCGGAACGCTTCCCGCGTTCCCTCGGCTTCTCGCGCGTGAGAAGCTCGAGCCGGGGTTCATCCGCAAGCTCCTTAAGGTCATCCGCGAAACGGGCGCCAACGGCGACAGACTTGCGTCACTCATCGACGAGGAGAGCGGGTGGAATCCGCAGGCGCGTAACGGCATCGGTGCCGCGGGATTCCTTCAATGGGTCCCGAAGTATGCCGTCGGAAGCACGGGCCACACGTCCGACGAGATCGCCGGCGAGACCGGCCTCCAGGAACTCGATGACGTGAAGACGGCGATCCTTCACGCGCCCGGGTACAAGACCGACCCAGCCATGCAGGGATGGGGCTCGCACATCAACGCGCCCGATGCGACGGTCATCGCGACTGACCCGGAGCAGGCCTATACCTTGAACAAGGTCTACGACAAGGCCGGCAAGGGCTCGATCACCGTCGGCGACGTGCGTGCTGCGGTGTACGGGCGACTCTCCTCTGTTGCGGGTAAGCGCGTGGGCGATGGCGGGGTGCTCGTATGAAGCCATTCCACGTCATGCTCGGCGTCGCCATCGCTGCCACTGTCACCGGGCTCATTGCGGCGTTCAGAAACAGCGGCTCTTCATTGAGTCCCCTGCGAGCGAAGATCGTCTCGATTGCCAAGGGCGCGGTCGGCATGACCGCATCTGGCGATCCGACCGCGTTCGAGGACTTCCTCGGAGGCCCCGGCGAAGCGGCCAACGTCAAGCACGACATGGCCCTCTATCCGAAGGTCTCGACGTGTGGCCTTGTCGCGCGGGCCATCCTTCGCATGGCAGGGTTCACCGACGCGAGCTTCCACGCGCCCTACCAGAACGGCACAGCGATCTCGGCGCTCAGGAACCTCGCCATCAAGCTCGGCGCTTGGGTCGAAGGGAAGCCCGGGCTTCTGCCCGAGCCCGGCGACGTCGTCATGGGTGACGTCGACAAGCCAACTGGTCATGTGTGGACGATCACGAGCGTCGATCCAGCGACGATGTCCTTCACCTCGGTCGATGGCGGTGTCGTTGACATCGGTGGTCACCAGAGCGTCGCCGCGCGCACGCGAAAGTGGACAATCCAAGGCGACAAGATCATCGACCATCCGAGCATCGGCAACGTGCACGTCATCACAGGATGGGTAAACGTCGAGAAGCTCGCCCAAGCGGAGGCTGCATGAAACTCGCCGTCATGCTCGGAACACTTGGCGTCCTCGGCTATGGTGCGTACTACTTCATCAAGAAGTCGGCCGAGACGCTTCAACGGCAACACGCTTCGCCTGGCGTCGAAGGCGGCATCGTTCCAGAGTTCGAGCGTCGACAGCGTGGTTTCGTTGCCATGCCGATTCGATTGCAAAGAAGGGTCTCATGAAAAAGCACACCGGTCTCTATGTTCTCGGTGCCGTCGTCGCCGCAGGGGTTCTTCTCAAGGGACGCGTCGTTCGGGCCGTCGACATGGCTAAGGCGCGCATGGCTGCGAAGACCGCGGGCGACGTCGGTGCTGGAGCAACTTCGGATGCCATCGCGCAGGGGGCCAAGAGTACGCCGCGCATCGATCCGTCGACGGCGAAGGAGGAGCCCCTCGCGTATGACGTCGCCGCCGTGATCGCTGCCGCGTGCAGCGAGTCGCCGAACGACGAGCCGCAGCGTATCGCCGACAACATCATCTCGGCGGCGCAGGGTGTGAATCCGATGGACCGGAACATGCCGTCCGTCACTATCAACGGCTCGATCGTGATTGGACCAGATCCACAGACGCCTATTACGGACAGCGTCGGTAACGATGTCACCAACAACAACGGGAGTCCGATGCGGGCGGGTCACCTTGCATCTATTTCGCAAGGTCTTCCGAAGCAGGATTACCAGACCAACGCGCAGGTCTATCAAGAGGCCACGGGTTTCCCTATGGGCTCGAGCCGCACGAACTCCCTCGTTCTCGCCGACCGGGCGTCCTTCGTCTTGAAGGCCGTCGCCGTCGCGTGCCCGCAGTGCTCCGCAAGCCAGATCGCTGGATGCGTGACTGACACCGCGAACGCTCACCCGACGTACACGCCGCACCTCCTCGCAGACAACGCAGCGAAGGCAGCGCAGGCTCTCACGAAGTCGATCCCTCACCCGGTCCTGTCGTTGCTCAAGGCGCCGTCGCGTGCGATGTCGAGCGTGCTCGATGCAATGAACGCCCAGCCTTCGCCTGCACCAGCGGCGAAGTCGCCGTTCCTGTCGAGCGTGTTCACGCCGCCGAGTTCGGCGCCGTCGCCAGATCTTCTCCCCGTGGCCCCGAGAGATCCGGGGTTTGCCCAGCTGCAGCCTGGCTACTCGCCTGCATCGGACACGACCTCGGCCACGGACATCTACACCGACGGTCAAGGCAACTACTTCCTCGCGGACGGGACCCCGATCGATCCGAGCATGCTCTCGCAAGACGAGCAGGGGAACGTATACCTCACGATGCCCGACCCGAACTCACCGGCAGCATCGGATCCGAACACGATCTACACCGACGACCAGGGGAACTACTTCCTCGCGGACGGCACGCAGATCGATCCGGCGATGTTGCAGACCGCAGGGTTCGTGAAACCGCCGCCGAAGTCCTTGCCGAAAGATGATCCCCCACCGAAGAAGGATCCTGATGCATGGGGAGAGGACTTCTAACATGAAACACCTAGGAACATTCGTGGCTGGAAGCATCGGCCTTCTGGTCGGGTACGTGGCCGGGCGAAGTTCTCCGGCGTCGATGAAGACCGGATGGGCCAGCGGAGTGGACCATGACCCCGACGCCAAAAAGATCTCAATTGGAAGAATAGGAACCCCTCAATGGGATCTTCACCCATTTGAAGGCGCCGTTGTCTTGGTTAGCGAGCCACCTGGTGGCATGAGCACGGACCAGTACGCTATCTGGGCCGGCAGCGAGTCGGTAGCCTGGGCAAAATTAGGAGACAAATACGGATTTGATACGACCAAGGAGAAAAATGCGGCAGTCATGATGGACCGCATTTCCTATATCTTCAAAAAGGTGAGTAGCGAAGTGCCTGAAGCTTCAGTTGACCAGGCCAATGCGGTCGCCCTGGCTGTTGCTGCCCAAATGCCTCATGCCAAGATTCACCAGTCAAGAACCGACGTTCCGACATCGCAGTTTGCTGACCCAGGACATTCCGTCTTCTCGCCGACCCCGATCGCGGACCCGCAACATTCCGCGTTTTCTGCTCCTGTGCGAATGAGCACGGCGCACCGAGTACCACGCTGAGCCATGCGAACGGCCGACGAAGAGCAAAGCGAGCTGAGTCTCCTTCACGGGAAGGTGGACGGGGTCCTTTCGGACACCCGCGGCATGCGCTTGCGCCAAGATCGGCTCGAGAAAAAGGTCGACGAGATCGCAGACACGCAAGGCCGCATCGAAACCGGCATGTTCGAGCTCCTCTCGATTGCGCGTGGCGCTGAGTCGACGGCCAACCGCGCAGCACGCAGTGCGAAGGCTGCGAACGAGCAGAGTTCTCGTGCAAGCTGGACCGATGAGTTTGCGCACGAAGCGGCGAAGACGAGCCTCAAGCTCGCTTCCGAAGCTGGGCTCGAGGACGTTGAAGAGAAGCGTCGGAAGCGCGTGACGAGGAACCGCTTCATCCTCGGCGGCATCGCGGCATTCTACGGGATTGTGATGCCCGCTCTCGTTACCCTTCTCGTTCACGGGTGCGCCAAATGAAGTACGTGAGACTTTCGAGACCTGCTGTCGTCGCAGGCCTCGTCGATCCCAACGTAGTGAAGGCTGCTGCGAAGGCGTTGACCACCGCTCAAATAAGCGGAGACCAAACCGCAATCGCCAAGGCTGCCGCCGATCTCCGATCTGCTGAGCAGGGGATCGATCTCTCGCGCGGCGGTCTCATGGATCCTGTCGCGAAGGGTGCAAGCGATGGCGTCACACCGGTCGATGTGCTCACCGGAATAAACCCCATCGCGAGCATCGGCGTCAACGCGACCGGGAACACTTCGACCGTGAACCAGATCGCGAACGAGAACATCGCAGCCGCCGCGGATGCTGCCAAGACGACAGTGAAGAAGGCGGCCGAGTCCGGTCTCTTCGGCGTGCTCGGGATGCTTGGTTCCGATAGCGGGCCGGGCGGTCTGGTCGTTCCGATCCCTTGGTACGTCAAGGCAGGCATCGGTGTCGTACTCGTGGGTGCTGTAGTGCTCGGTGTTAAAGCGTACATGCCGAGGTCAAGATGAGCCGTCGACGGGTCAAGAAAGCCGACGCGAGACGCACCCCGGTGGGTGGCGTGCTCGACTCCGTGAACAACGCTTGGAAGTCGGCGACTGAATCGTTGAACTCCGCCACTAAGACGGCAACGGAGGCGACGCTTGGCCCTGTGTCGCTCTTGGTCGATCGACCGACTGTAGCCCCTGAGACAACCGCGCAAGACTCGACAGGCACGCCACCGCCCGCACCGGCAACCGTTCCGTCTGTGCCGACGTCGACGGCCGTTTCGAAGCCGAACCCACCGTCCTCAACGGGGGCCATGGTCCTCGTCTTCGGGTTCATCGGGGCGGCGGTTCTTTGGTTTTTTGGGAGGCGACGGTGATTCACATAGCAAGGGCAGCTCGACGCCTTCGAAGCCGAGACACGAGAGGAAAGAAGTCATGAAGAGAATGGTCAACGTGAGGTTGCGCAGGCCGTCGGTCGGCGCTGACGATCTCAGCTCGAACCCGATCTACGACGCGACGTACAACGCGACGCAGGCGCTCTTCGGCGCGATGCAGGATCCTGGCAAGTCTCTTCAAGGTCTCGCGCAGGCCGGGCAGAAGCTCGCGCAGGGAACACCCATCGCTCCCCCCGGCGCGACACAGGCACAGCAGCAGCAAGCGCAGCAGGCCCTTCAGCAGGGCGCGGCAGCCGCGGCGCAGGCTGTTTCATCGGCCGCCGCATCGGTCGCGCAGCCCGTGGTCGACCGCGCGGCGCAGCAGGCGGGCCAGGCGTACGGGCAAAGTTTCTGGTCAAACTTCCCCGTTTGGGGGAAAGTGGCAGTCGGCGTCGGGCTTCTCGCGGCCGTTGCCGCTGTCGCTACGGGCGTGAAGAAAAGGTGAGGACATCGTGAGAGCGATCCAAGACATCGACACTGACATCAACGACGCGCGCAAGCGCCTCGAATCTGCACGCGAGGACGTGCGTCGTCTCGAGGGTGAGCGCACGTCGTGCCTCGAGCAACAGGCGACGCATGTCGGCCAGAAGGTACTCGCGCTGAAGACGGACGAGGAGCGCATGCAGTACCTCAAGAGCCTCGGCGCTGGCGTCGAACTCGGCGGGCCGGGGACAACCACAACGGTCGTCGTTCCAGTCGAATCACCGGACGACGAGGAAGCCCGCCTTCAGCGTATCGCCGAAGACGCGAAGCGCGTGGCGGATGCCGAGGCTCGGCTCGCTGCGGAAGCTGCGGAGGCGAAGCGCAGGCAGGACGCGACGGCCGATGCGATGCGCCTCGATCCGGTCGTGGTGACAGCGCCCGTGCCTGTCGAATCTTTCGACGACGAAGAGGCGCGGCTCAAGCGCCTCGACGAAGCCGAAGCGTCTACGTGAGTGGAGGAGAGCGAACGATGAAAAAGCCGAAGAAGTTCGCCTTGGCGGAAGCTATGGCAACCCCCGAGGGCCGTGAGGCTCGAAAGAAGATCAGCGAGGCGCTCGGTAAGGTCCGATCGCAGAAGACGGAGAAGAAGTGATGCCGAAGAAGAAAGGAAGGGGTGCTCACTTGAAGCCCCGCGATGCAGCCGGAATGGCAGAGCTCCGGAAGCTCGCGAACACGCCGGCAGCGAAGGCCAAGGCCGCCGCCACACGTCGACGCAACGCCGAGATTCGCCGCGCAGCGAAGGCTGCGGGCACGACGATGGTCGTGACGACCAAGACTCGGAAGAAGCTTGCAGCGGCCCTCGGTGTGCCGACGAGCATGGTGTCGCCGATGGCGGCGGCCATGGCGACGCCCGCCGGGCGCGAGGCTAGAAAGGCGGTCGGCAAGGCGATGGCGAAGCACCACAAGGCCACGAAGAAGAAAGGTTCGAAACGCTCGACGAAACGCTCGAAGCGTTCGACGAAGCGAGCAAAGCCCCGCAAGACGAGCGGCATCCTCTCGAAGAGGGTGCATGCCAAGCGTGCGCGCAAGGCCTCGGCCAAGCGCACGAGGAAGCACACCAAGGCGAAGGCCCCCAAGCGTCGCAAGACGACGAGGAAGGCGCACGCCAAGAAGACCCATGCGAAGCACACGCGCAAGGCCAAGAGGCCGCACGCGAAGCACCGCAAGCACGCGCACAAGGTCGCCGGTCACAAGTCGGCCAAGGGCCACTGCCCGCACTGCGGCAAGAGCCACACGGCCCGTCAGCACTGGTCGCACGCGGTGAAGCCTGGGAAGTACAACTACAAGCGCGCGACGAAGAGCGGGCGCCCGCACAAGGGACGATCGAGGCAAGGGCTTCTCTCGTACATCTTCGGATGAGCGCCAAGGTCGACTACGTCGGTGCTCGAGAGATCGAAGGCAAGCCCTTCGTAGCCTTCCATCTCACGGTGGACGGAGGTCTCGGTATCGACGTAGTTCTCCCAGCTAATGAAGCAGACGCCTTCGCGGTGCAGGTTCTTGTGGCGTCGGCGCGGGCGAAGGAGGACGAGGGTGTATGACCGTCAAGAAAACGAAGAAGAAGTCGCGGGCGAAACCGAAACACCGACGCGCTTCTCTTGAAGAACGAAGGCGTCGAGAACTCAATGCTGCCGACTCTGTCGAAGAATACCGGTCGATTGTCAAGAAGTTCGACCGGTTGATGGGGAGAAAGAAGAGAGGGGGTCGAAGTTCTTCCGACCAAGGCGTTATCGAATTTCTGTTCGGGAGAGGTTGATGCCCCGCGGTCGCGTCGACGAGAAGCTCTGGAACGAGGCGAAGCGTGTGGTCGCTCCGCACGCCGACAAGTACGAGGAGCCGTACGCTGTGGTTATGACCGTGTACAAGTCGATGCTCGCGGCGAAGAAGAAGCGCCCCAAGGCGAAACCGAAGGCGTGTCCGTGCGCGAAGTGTCGCGCGAAGCGCAAGCGCAAACCGAAGGCGTGAAGCCACTGATCGCCTCGGGTCGCGAGGTCGGAGAAGAACATGGGACTCGAAAGACAGATTCACGGAGTTGTCGCACTCGGCAACGTGACCGGTGCTGTTGCCGTGGACGGTAGCAAAGGCAATTACTTCACGGCCACGATGACGGGCGACGTCACGGTCACTGTGACGAATGTCCGACCAGGCCACGACCTCACTGTGCAACTCGCGCAAGACGTCGTCGGCGGACACGCGGTCACGTGGGTCGGTGTTACGAACGGTGGTGCCCCCACGAGCACCGCTTCGTCGGTGTCCATCTTCTGTATCCAGGGGTCGACTGCGAACCAGTCTACGTCATCGGTCATCGGGCAGTCCGTCGGGACAGGCGTCTCTAGCGGGGCGTTCCTTGCGCGCAGTGTGTTCACCTCCTCGGCATCCTCTCCATTCACGACAGGCCCGAACACGAACAAGATCCGCGTGCGCGCCGTTGGCGGCGGTGGTGGCGGCGGCGGGTGTACAAACGTCGCTGCGTCGGCCGCAGGCGCAGGCGGAGGCGGTGCGGGCGGGTATGTCGAAGGCGTCTACAACGTCACGCCGAACACGACCTTCACCTTTTCGATCGGTGCGCTCGGCGGGGGCGGTGTCGGAGCAGTCGGCGGCAACGGTGGCACGACGACGTTCAACGGGCCGCCCGGAGCGATTCAGGCTTTCGGCGGGACCGGCGGCACCGTCGGCACGGCGGCGAACACGCTCACGGTCAATGCAGGCGGAGCGGGCGGGATTCAGTCGGGCCGCGGTGACATCAACGGGGCAGGCGCCCCGGGTGAGAGCGGGTTCACGCTCGTCGTGGCGACACCGATCGTCCAAGGCGGAGGTGGAGGGTCCGGGCCCTTCGGCGGCGGTGGCGCTCCGACGACGGTCGTCGGCTCAGGCAACGTTGCGCTCGGCTTCGGAGCAGGCGGCGGCGGGGCGGCCACGGGCGCATCGGCCGCACAGAACGGCGGCGCAGGCACACCCGGCTTGCTCATCATCGAAGAGTATTCGTGAGGTGACTTGTGGGACTCGAAAAACAGATCTACGGCGTCGTCGCTCTTGGCAACATCACCGGAGCCGTCGCGCTCGATGCGAGCAAGGGCAACTACTTCACCGGAACGATGACTGGCGATTGCACAATCACCGTTACGAACATCAAGCCGGGCCATTCCACAGCAATTGCACTCGCGCAAGATGTCGTCGGCGGGCACGCGGTAACGTGGGTCGGTGTATCAAACGGACAGGCGCCTAGTTCGGCTCCTAGCTCCACGACGATCGTCACACTTCGTGGCTCGACGACCGATATGTCCTCGAACACGATCTCTGGAACGTCGTCAGGCTCCGGCGTCAGCGCAGCTGTTGAGTCGAAGTTTTTTGGCAACGGTCAGGACGGCGACATCACGCTTCCAGCTGGAGTAACACCCGTTATTCGCACGATGTATTGGCGGAACGTCAAGTTCGCCCCCGGGGGAGCGATCCTCAATACAGGCGGTAACCTGGTCTACATTTCGGGCACGCTCGATCTCACGAACGCGGGTGCAGGCGCAATCACAAACTTCGTCGGTGGCGGCAACGGCAACAACGCAGCGGGTGCTACAGGCGGCGCAGGTGGAGCATTCCTCTTCAGCGACACGGGCCTGCTTGACACAGGCGGTGCTGGTGCGAATGGCGCGGTCGGCGCTGGTGCGGTTGGGACACAGGGTGCCGATCTTACGTCGGCAGCAGCCGTCGACGGCTTCTCTGCTCCTGTTCCCTGGTTTACGGGTGGAAACGCCCACAATTCAGGAGCGGGCGGGGCGGGGAATGCCGGCGGCAATGCAGGCGGAGCTGCCGTGGCTCCCGTCGGCTTCATGTCCCCGTACATTCGCGGCGCGCTTGTCGACACGCTAACCAACAACGGTCAGACCATCGCAGGTGGCATTGGCGGCAACGGCGGATCTGCTGGCGGCGGCGATGGCGCTTCCAAGGGTGGTGGCGGCGGCGGCGGCGGCGACGGCGGTGCCATTCTCGCTCTCAACGCGCGCACGATCATCAAGACGGCACTCAATCCTGTAGCCACCATCGTCGCAGCTGGGGGCTCTGGCGGAACAGGCGGCGCAGCCGCAGGCGGAAACGCAGGCGGCGGCGGTGGAGGCAGCGCGGGCGGAGGCGGTTGGGTTGTTCTCGCGTTCGAGACGCTTCAAGGGCCGGTTGTCACAAACCTCATCTCGGCCCCCGGTGGAGCCGGCGGAAACGGCGGCGCAGGCCTCGGAACGGGCGTCGGCGGGAACGGAGGGGCCGGAGGTGATGGTGGGACGATTACGCTCGAGAACATCGTAGCTGGGTCGATCGTGAATACGGTCGGAACAGCGGGAGCGGCTGGCGCGGCGCACATTGGCTTAGCTGGCGGCATCGGGGGTGTTGGCGGCACCTGTCTCGCATCACTGTAAAGGACGAAACAATGACACTCGCCACCCAGTATTATCTCTCACCCAACGGCAGCAATTCGAACGACGGGCTCACGCCCGCTACGGCCTTCCAAACGCCGCTCCACGTTCAGACAGAAATCTTCCCGCAGATCCGCGACGCTGATCCGAACTTCGGCGGCGGCGCGGGCGTGACGATCTCCATCCTCGGTGACTACAACGGCGCGATCACGATGATCCCTGGGTGGGCGGAACAGGGTAGCGTTTTCGCGACCATCGACGGCTCGCAGGCCGTTACGACCGGAGCCACGGGCGTCATCGCCTCGGCGACGCACGCGGACCCATCCGTTCCGACCGAGTGGCGCATCGACGTCCCTGGTTTCGACTTCGCGCCGCACGTAGGCCAGTGGGCGCAGATTACGGCAGGTCCGAACTCCGGGAACGGCTGGGGTGTACTCGCGGATCTCGGTTCTGGGAACGCCATCATTTCCGCGCCACACCTCGCCCTGTCCTATGATGCCGCCTTCCAATCCGCGTATGCCGTGAGCGCACTCGATCCGTTCGCCTTCAAGACGTTCCCGAAATTCGGTGACGAGCTCATCCTCGCTGGCACGGGCGGCTTCGGGCTTCAGATGTGTCGCGCAGGCACGGGAGACCACGGCGTGCAATCGGACCTCTCGGCGGCCTTCTTCGACACGTGCGTTCTCTCGAACTGGGACCAGTACGTGGGCGGTTCGCAGTGGGCGATGTGCGGCTGCATCATCCAAGGGGCGATCCGCGCCTATGACCAGGCCATCGTTCTCGTCGCTCGAGGCGGCTCCCTCTCCTCGCCCATCGTCGACCGTGGCGGACACATCGCCTACATGAACCATACGATCGTTGGCGGGAAGCTCCGCACGGGCGCAGGGAAGGGCACGTACTCGCTCGCGAAGGGGTGGCTCGCCATCTCGAACGTCACGACGGCGGTCGACCTCGGACCCGGCTCCGAAGTCCTCGCCGACCTCGAGTCCGGGTACGACGTGCGGATGTTCGGTACGAACGTAGCTCCCCCGCGCATCCGTCGCGCGCCAGGCGCGAGGATCTTCTACGACCGCGCGAAGCCGCCGAACTTCGTTGGCGCTGCTGGCGTCGACGTCGAATCATCGAGCACGAACGTCGTCATCCTCGGCGACTGAATGGGACTCGAGAAACAGATCTACGGCGTCGTTGCTCTCGGAAACGTTTCGGGTGCGACAGCCGTAGACGCGAGCAAGGGCAATTACTTCCTTTGCACATTGGTCGGCGACACGGTGTTCGCCGTATCGAACGTGAAGCCGGGACATGCCGTGTCTATCGAAGCGGCTCAAGATATTGTCGCAGGTCACGTTGTAACGTGGACCGGCGGGCAGGTGGTGCTCGGCGCGACGGGCGACCTGGCGGCCAATGGGTCGACACCGACGCTTTTCCAGCTCGTTGGCCGAAGCGCCGGAATGACGAGTATCGAGATGCTGCCGCGACAGCCGGCCGCTACGGTGCCGCACACGTCGAACGCGGTCTCGCAGAACCTCACGGCTTCGCCGCAGAACGAGATATGGATCCTTTTCGGCGCAGCAGCGACGCCGAAGCTCCCCGACGCGGCGTCGAACCTCGGGAGTTTCTGTACGGTCAGTCTCGAGAACGTCGCGGCTGGCGTCACCGTAGGCGTCACCACGCCAGGGGACCTCATCAACGGCTCCGCGACGTATGCCATCTCTGGGAATTGGCACAGCGCAACGTTCCTCGCGTACACCTCGCCCGTCACGGGGATCCCTGTGTGGCGAGGGTACCCAGGTCTGTCGTGACTCCTGCAACGTCTGCTCTTCTTGGTTCGGATTCTTCATTCACACCTAGGAGTCTACCGAACCTCGAGATTTGGCTCCCGACGAGTTCGGCAACGATCGGCGGCGGCAACCTGACGTGGCTCGACCAAAGCGGGAACCACAATGACGGCGCGCAGCCCGCTACGGTCTGGTCGAAGGTCGCATCAAGCTCGGGTGTTCCCGCGCACCTGACCTATCCAGGAGGGGCTTCGTCGCACATCAACGGAACCTTGGCGGTCGGCATCGCTGCGGGTACGCCCGCGACGCTCTGTATCCTCAGGTCCATCCCTGTGGCGGGAAACTCGGGTAAGTGGTTTGATCTCGACTTTCCGTCCCACCAGCCACTCTTCGCGCTCGACTCGGATGCGCACGGAACGCCCAGCCGTGTGCTCGGCGGGAACTTCAACGGCTCCGAATTCGTGCTCTGGGATGATGGCGCAACCGTCGGATGGGTCGTCGACATTCTCATCCAAGATGGCGCAGGCACTGGGACTCTGTATCGAGGCACCACGCTCAAGAACACCGCCGCGGTGTCGAACTTGCCTATCTACGCGATCGGCGCGCCGTACACGGTTGGGGGATCCACTCTGGCCGGGGCGCTCGACCAAGCGCGCGACATCGCCGAGATCACGCTTCACGGTATCGCTCTTAACTCCGCGCAGCGCGCCAAGATGGTCGCCTACCTCCTCGGAACGATTCCGCCTTGAACAAGTCCTCTCGTTTGATGTAGGATTAAATCCTCGCTCGTCCGGAGATCTATCCCCCCCAGATCCCGGACGAGCCCTTTTATGAGGCCGACATGAACGACAAGATCCGACCCCTGAATGACCGCATCGTCTTGAAGCGCATCGATACCGCCGAGACCACGAAGGGCGGGATCATCATCCCGGACAACGCGAAGGAGAAACCAGTCGAGGGCCGCGTGGTGGCCGTTGGCAGGGGCAAGACTCTCGATGACGGTACCGTGCGCGCAGTAGACGTCCGCGTCGGCGAGACGGTTCTTTTCGGTAAGTACAGCGGCACCGAAATCAAGCTCGATGGCGAGGACTTTCTTCTCGTGCGCGAGGACGACATCCTCGCCGTGGTCAACAACACGTGACTCCGTGGACGGAGGACGAGGCCAAAGCGTTCCTCGTCGCCTGCGGGTGGTGGGAGTCGTGGACCGAATACGACGAGAGAGGTCTTCCGAAAGAGGACGGCCCGCGAGGTTGGCAACGAATCCTTTTTGCGCGCGTTCACCTGTCCCTCGCTGAAGCCATGAAAGTTCAGATGGCTCACGAGCGAACGAGGCTCGAGTTCATGAGGCGCTTCGGCGACACGCTGGTGCATTCCGGATGACCCCGATCAAGTGCAACAAGCACACGCTCCGTCCAGGTGAGTACGGCGACAGCGAGCGGTACCTCAGGGTCCTCCGTGATCCGCCGAAGTGCTGGCGGTGCCGGTGCCTCGTTGCGCTGGCATACGTTGCGCTTTGGCTCGAGGGGCCGGCCGGGGTAGAATAGGTCATGCTCGACAAAGCACTTCTCATCAAGGTCGTACTCCTCGTCTGCGTCGTCGCCGCCGCCGTCGCGCTCGCCGCCACGAAGTCCATCCCCGGCTCCGAGGCCGTGGATCTCGTGAAGTACGTCGCAACTGGGTTCACCGTCGGCGTCGGGATGCTCGGCGCTGCGAAGATCACGTCGGACGGAGCAAAATGAGAGCCAGGGCAGCTCGATGCCTTCGGAATCGAGACAAGGACATGGCGAAGGACGAAACGGCGAAGTGACACCCATCGCCGGCAACCTCTGGCAGGGCGGGCCCCCACCCGAGGGCACCGCGCTTGCCGAGCAAGGCTTCGATATGCTCGTCCTCTGCGCTGAGGAGCACCAGCCGTCGTCTTCGCAATTTCCCGGCCTGACGGTCGTTCGTGCGCCCAACGATGACCGCCCCAAGGGCCCGCCGCCGACCGCTGACGAGGTCCTCATCGCACACCTGGCAGCCAAGACGGTCGCGAAGAGCCTCTTCAAGGGAAGGAAGGTTCTCGTGACCTGCATGCAGGGGAGAAACCGCTCTGGGCTCGTTTCCGGCCTCGCCATGGTCATGCTAGGAGAATCAGCAGCTCCGGTCATCCAGCGAATCCGCGAGCGCCGCGAGAACGCCCTCACGAACCCGTACTTCGTCGAAATCATTAAGGGGTACAAGCCATGATCGGCCAAGCAGCCAAGCGCGAGCTCGAGATTTACATCGAAAACGATGCCGGGCTCTATCGGCAGAAGATGTCGATCTTGCAGAACGTCGCGCGACGCGCGTCGAAGGGCATGTACGACCCGAAGAAGGCGCCGAAGCTTTGGCTCTACCTCGTCGACGCGGGAGCCAAGAAGTACGTGAAAGAGTACGGAGGTCGCGTGCAGGATCTCTTTCCGAAGACGCTCCGCGAAATGCTCGCGCGGGAGTACGCTGTACACGAATACCAGGCGCTCAAGCGCGGAGAATACGCATGAACCGGTTTCTCTTCTGTTCACTATTCCTTGCCGCCTGCACCCCCGGCGGTAAGACCGCCGCGAACATCGGCGTCGACCTCACGGACGCGACGTGCAAGGCGCTCGACGCGGACATGCAGAACGAGCCCGAGTACGTGAAGTTCACGTGCTCGATCATTGAAGCCGGTTCGCCGGTCGCTCACACGGTCATCACGAAGGTGCGCAAGGTCGACGCGAAGGCCTTCGGCGAAGGCCGCTGTGTGAAGGATGGCGGCGGGGCGCCGACGCCGTGAACGAGTTCCGGGTCGCAGCACTCACGCTGGTTCGTGCTCGACAGTATTAGGTATCTGTTCGACCGGAACCGGAGGTACTGATGTTCGCCGTCGTTAATGAATCCAAGCACGTCGCGCTGGCCGACTTCGAGGCCGGTGTCGCCGCATGTGCCGCACAGGAAACGCTCCATCTCGCGCCCTCGTACTCGCGCATCCCGATCGACGTGAAGGCGTTCGCCTCGCGCGCCGACGTTCCGGCGGATGCGGCGCTCTTCGTCCTCGGCGACTACATGGACGTGCCCGACG